TGTATATGTGTCTTGTAATCCGCTTTCTTTGGCTCGTGATCTTGGTGTGTTAGTTAAAGCAGGGTATTCATTAAAGAAGTGGAGTGTGTTTAACATGTTCCCGGGCACTGAACATGTTGAGACCGTAGTTTTACTATCAAGGGAGAAATAGGGAGCGGCTGAAAGCCCTTGAAATCAAAGGGGTTGCGGAGTTTGATGCTTTCTTGAGCATGACTGTAAAGAGCGATTTTGGCTGTATGTGAAAACATATCAAGGCGGAGAGATACAGCATAGTTGTGGCTACTATTTTGATATTTTTTAGGTTGTAGATACTATTTTGATTTTTGGTGAGGCTAAGATGATTGATTTGTCGGTTTTAACGACGATAGGAGCGATAGTTTTTATTGTTGTGTTTTTTATTTATTCTAAGATTCAGCTTGCTAAACAGCATGAAAAGATTAAGAAAATAAATGAAGAAAAATACAGAGAAACACTTAGGCTGGCGGAAGAACGCCATAAGGAGTGTATCAGCAAACTTGATGAAATTTTAAGACGATTAGAAAAGTAACCCCGAACACATTCTTGTGTTTTAAGTTAAAGAGGAGTGAAAAGCTAATAAAGCAGTGCCGCAGTTCTTAACCGCGACACCGCCTAAAACTTAAAGAGGATACCTGTTTACAGGTTCATCATCTTATCTCTGATTTGCTCAGCCTGCTGTTTCAGATAATACACCTTCCGCTTATCTATCCCGAGTTCAGCCGCAATTTCCGGAGCATCGCAGTCGTAGGTGTGATACCTGATAAACACCTCTGCAATAAGCGGATCTTTCCTGCGCATGGCCGCGATAAGCTCTTCGTAAATCATCTCGCTTTCAGCCTGATTCATCGTAGAAAAGTCATCGTTATTATTCATAAGATCTTCCGGTACTTCATAATCGATAACTCTAGGCTGGCGGTCTTCAGGCTTTCTGCCATAAGGGCATTCTGAGCACTTGTTACATTCGGGGCACATGATGAGAGGTTTCTGCTTACCAGGAACGATGCAACGGGTGCCACGGCTGTTTCTGTGATGTTCTGCGTTTAGTTCATTCCAGAAATACTTAGCCAGTTTCGGTTTGTCGGTCTTGGACATATACACATTCACAGTCTCGATTCCTCCGATGTGTAAACGTACGCAGTCCTTCCATGTAATACCGTAATTCTTAAGATCCTGCTTGTTAACAATTCTAATAGGAGCGTCATATAATTTTTTTTCCTTGGGTTGACTCTGGGCACAATTGCCCTTTACATTTTTTGCCATTGAATTCCACCTTTCGGTTGTTCCGAAAGTGATGAAACCATTCATGGCAGTACTGTCTCGTGTTCATTTCAGGCTACCTCACATTCGGAAGGTAACCAGCGGTGCATGACACTGGAGTGTTCTAAAATGCCTACCTGTTTTGGCCATGCACTCATCAATTTGCAACTTGACGAGCCTCCACAGATGGGCGGTCAAAATTAGTTATTTAATAAAACCTCAAGCTCACTGAATACAGATGAGTAATCGCTTGGATCTAAATCATCTATGCTTGTTGCTCCGTACTTCATAAATACGAACTCAACTTCTTCAAACCCGAGCTGCTGAGATACCTCTATGGCATCTGCTTCTATGTTTTCTTTAAGTGTTTGTAAGTCTGTGATTGTCATGTCTTTCCCTTTACTATGTCGTTCTATGAACAAACTTATAGTGTGTAAGGTTGCAGGCAAGAGTTATTAAGGTTATTAAGGTTGCAGAAACTGACTTCGATTGATAGTGTTACGTGTGCTTAAGATTTCGACCGTTGATCTAAGATATATAACTGATAAAATGGTCTTAAATAGAACGATATATAATGACAAAATGATGGGTATGAGATTACATGACAAACAATGACTATCCACGTCTGTGTGGCGGTATATTCCTTACCTTGTTGCTACAGGCAAGAAAGCAGCGAACAGGAAGCAGAGAGCGTAGTAAAGGCGAATCAGACTGTTTAAAAGATTCAGATGTTCTGATTGGATTAATTCGTATCGTAAATAGTAATTATCAAATTTCTAAAATCTCAACAATAAAAACAATGACTAATAGTTACAAGTCATGTACTCATTCAAAAGGAGATTACCTTCCGTTTGATGATGACCTGATTGTTAATGAATTTGATCGTAGAGTAAAAACAGAATACGAGTCAGTTTTGCTCAACATGAATGATTTTATTGAGACTTTTTTAGATTTAGATGAAAGAATTGGTAAATATAAACTCTTGGTTAGGGCTTTGATTGAACTTATTGAAAGAGATGAAGCGATTGCTATTGATTCCGAATTTATTATTGCTCAAGGACAATCCATCAAAAAATCTGATTTTAGTAATAAAAAAAGCTTTAATTTATCAGCTTTTCTTCTTGGAGTTTGGCACTTTATTGTAACTAATATTCCAAACAATAAAGTTGGGAAAATAACGTATGATTCGTGGTGCCCCGCTGCAGGTCACGCAAAAAGAGATTACGTAGGCAATTTTGGTCATGGAAAATACTCTCAAATTGAAGTTTTACTTGATAATTCAAAACAAGATTCTTCAACTGAAAACTATGAATGTGAGATAGAAGTTGTTAATGAAGACAATACGATTAATCCGACATCTAGCAGCCAGACTATAAATAGCCCATATGTTTTTAATTTTACTCAGCATGGGGATAACAATACCCAAATTGGATGTGTGAAAAACTTTTATGCTGGAGTGAAAAATAAAAAATGAATAAGGATTTGCAGATTGTTTCTAGAAATGAGTTAGTAAAAAATAAAGAAGTTGTGTCATGTAATATTAATCAATATGGAAATGATAATACTCAGATTGCCCATGTTGATAATTATCATGAAGGCAGTATTATTGTTAGTAGCCCGAATAGGTGTGTACAAAATCGCCCTTTAATTTCAAATAATACAAGACATAACTGTGATTACTTTAATCTGTTTGTAATAGGTGATGAGTCATATGAAGGCTCTTACTTTTATGTACCAAAAGAGAAAGCCTTAACAGAAAGTATAGCCACAGATATTCGGGAACGTTATTCTTCTCTTTCAGTTGATGCTGTTAACGAAATTAAGAAATTTCCGTCAGTGTTTTGTAGTGAAAACCACCGTTTTGCAAGGACAGATATAAATCATTGTGCATCATTAGGAATGATTTCTGATGTGGAGGTTCAAAGTTGTGGAATCAAAATTAGTTTTAGCCTTATGTTTGATATTCCTCAAACAGCAATAATTAAGATGTCCGATGCTTTAATGATTGAAGGAACAGAATTTAATACAGAACTTTGCAGAACTCATTGGACGATAAAAAAAGTTAATCTAATCCAAACATTACAGGAAGCTGGTTATTGGCCGTACTAATCATTTGAGAGTTAAAGAATGAAAAATAAAATAAGTTCTGTAATATCAAGTATGTTGCTTAATAGAGCAACCTTTTCAAATGTTTCAATCAATGATTTATCATTTGTTAATTATTTCTACGGTAATAATGGAGTAGGAAAATCTACAATTGCACGTCTGATAGAAAGTAGAAAAAACTTATTTTGGAATCCAGACAAAGATGAATCGAATTATGATATTTTGGTTTTTAATACCGATTTTATCAATAAAAATTTTGTGGGGTATGATAATCTGCCTGGAGTGTTTATTCTTGGTGAAGAAGATGCCGAAGCTATATGCAGAATTGAAGAATTAACTGCCGAAAAAGAGTTAAAAGTAAAAACACGTGACGCAGATAGGGTTCGGTACAAATCAGTACAAGAAGAAGAATCCAGGGTTTATGAGGATTTTCAAGATTATTGTTTTACGGTAACCGCTTCTTTAAGAAAATGTTTTGAAAAAGCTCTAGATGGGAAAAAGCAAAAAAAGAATTTAGCTGAGGCTATATTAAGTGAAAAAACACCAAAAGAACATAATCTTGCTGAACTGAGGCAAGTATACAGTGTCGCTTTTGACGAGAATTCAACCTCGTATTCTGAATTGAATGCAGTGTCAAACTCTCCAGATATACAACAGAGGTGCGAAGAAATTCTTAGCAAAGTTATTATTAGTACAAGTGACACTTCGTTTTCCAAATTTTTAAAGGCCCTAAATGCTTCTGACTGGGTTCGTTCTGGCCATTATCACTTTTCTGATAAAGCTAATGGTAAATGTCCTTACTGCCAGCAAAAGTTACCATCTGATTTTGAAGCGAATATTATTTCTTGTTTTGATGACCAATATCAGCAAGACATAAACGCATTGTCTAGTACAAAAACAGCCTATCTGCAAGAAACATCAAGAATACTGACGGCTTTAAAAAACAATCTCAAGCAAAGTACACCGGCATACGACATGTCACTGTACCAAGAAAAATTAAATAATCTTGAGCGTGTATATGAGATTAACAATCAACGGCTCCTTGAGAAAGGTAAGGAGCCATCAAGGGAATTTGTTTTTGAGAAAGATGAACCATTGCTGATTGAGTTAAATGCTATTATTGCTAATGTAAATAAAATTATAAAAAGGAATAACCAAGTTGTAGCAGAAAAACGAGCTAATAAAATTAGGTGCAAAACTGAAATAATGCAACATATTGCTTTTCTTGTTGCTGATAAAGTTAAGGAATATAGGACTAGTGCTAGTAATTTAGGTAATCAGAAAAGAACCATAGAAACCGGTGGAAGAAAATTAAATGCTGAAATAAGCGCCTGTGATCTTGAAATACAAAAGCTCAATAAGCATAACGTAAATACAAAATTTGCAATTGATAATATAAACAGAGTAATCGAAACATCAGGTTTTCAAGGTTTTAAACTTAGAGAAAAAAAAGAAGCGATAAATGTATACGAAGTCATACGTGAAGATGGTAATGTAGCATCAAATTTAAGTGAAGGAGAACGTAACTTTATTGCTTTTTTATACTTCTATCATCTAGTTCGGGGGAGTCGAAATGATTCTGAATTTAAGGATAAAATTGTTGTTATAGATGATCCTGTTTCGAGCATGGATAGTACGGCATTGTTTTTAGTAAGTTCGATTGTTCGTGAAATGGTTAGAGTCTGCTTGAATAATGTTGAATATTACAATGATGGAGGAAACGGTGATTACATTAAACAGATGTTTATCCTTACACATAATGTTTATTTTTTTAAAGAAATAGTCTATGGACAGATTTCCAAATATGAGTCAACTTCGTTCTATTTGATTAGAAAACAAGGTAATGTATCTGATGTAAAGTTGTGCGTTCGTAAAAGTTTAGAAGTTCCAACTGAGCAGGAGAATTTTAGCCCCGTACAGAATTCTTATGCGGCTTTATGGACTGAACTCAATGAAGTCAGTTCATCCGTAACAGTACAAAATGTAATGCGACGTATCCTTGAATATTATTTCATGCAGTTGTGTGGGTATGATGGCAATGATATACGCGATATTGTTTTAGGGGAAAAGAACAGACATAAATTTATTAAGCAGGTTGAGGGGCAAAACCCTGATATGACGGAATATCACTTGGCCGAGTCTCTTTTAGCCTTTATTAGCAGTTCTCAGGGTATTATGGATGGGCTGAATTACGTTGATGACTGCGAGGATGTAGATGCATACAGGAGGGTGTTTAAGAGCATCTTTGAAATTTTGGGTCAGGATCAGCACTACAGAATGATGGTATGATGAAGCGAGAATTTTGTACTTATTTATGATATTTTGCTTTTATTTAAAACAAAATTGAGTCAACATAAGGTTATTTCTATATTTTTGGATGATTTAGGAGGCTATTATTTTAAGGGTATTTGAAGCATTCGCGGGCTACGGTAGCCAGAGAATGGCATTGCGAAATCTTGGTATAGATTTTGAGGTTGTTGGTGTATCTGAAATAGAAGGCGATGTCCTTTTGTCATACGCAGCAATACATAGTGATTTTTTAACAAAGAGAAATTCAGATATAGCTGATAACGTTGATAACGAAGAAATGGTTTCATTTCTTGAGTCAATAAACGTTCCATTGGATTATAAAACATTTGAAAACAGAGCCAAAAAACTTAATTCTGCTCAATTGAAGGATATGTATCTGGCTAATAGATTGATTAAGAATTACGGAGACATACAAAGAATAAATCCTGAGGATTTACCAGACTTTGATTTGCTAACTTATTCTTTTCCTTGTCAGGATATTTCAGTTGCCGGTTTTCAACATGGTTTGGATCAAAATTCTGGAACGAGATCATCATTGCTGTGGGAATGTTGCAAAATTATAGAGAACAAAAAGCCAAAATACTTGATGATGGAGAATGTTAAAAATCTCGTAGGAAGTAATCATAAGGAAAATTTCTTAAAATTTTTAGAATACTTAGAAAATTTAGGATATAGAAACAGTTGGGCAATATTGAATGCAAGAGATTATGGAATACCACAAAATAGGGAAAGGGTTTTCTGTGTAAGTGTGCTTACTGGTGAACAGCCTTTTGTGTTTCCAAAACCCATTGAATTAAAATTAAAGCTTAATGACTTGTTGGAAAAAGGAGTCGATGATAGGTATTATTTGAGAAATAATCAGTATTTGGATCATCCTATTGTTCAAGAATATAGCTACTGTTTAGATTCTAACTATTGGAAAGGGGTAACATTAAAATCATTTTTAGAAAAGCACAGAAGGCAATTAGTAACGGACAGAATTGAGGATGGTAAATATATTCCAAGAAGACTCACTCCTAGAGAGACTTGGCGTTTAATGGGGGTTAGTGAAACGGACATTGATAAAGCGAATTTGTTAGTAAGCCAAACCAGTCTGTATAAACAGGCAGGCAATAGTATTGTTGTTCCTGTTCTCGAATCAATTTTTAAGAAGTTGTTTGTTTCCTAAACACAGGTCTCTACCGATAATATTCACAAATCAATTTGTGGTTTAAAGGATAATTAGTATGAGAAAAATGTTAATGAGTTTTAAGCCGGAAATTTATCAAAAAATACATAATGGAGTTAAGATTTTTGAACATAGAAGAAATTTCCCCAATGAACCGGTAATGGTTTATATGTATGTTAGTAAACCGGTAAAACAGATTACAGGAATCGTTTACTTAAATAACCGTCATTTGCTTCTGGATTGGCAGAAAGAGTTCTCGTCTGATATTAAAGCTTTGCGCAGGATTGATGAATATCTGGTTTCTTATCGATATGCGATGGAAATATCCGAATTTCAAGAAACCAGCTCAATAACTTTAGCAGAATTAAAGCGAGACCTAGGTAACTTTACCGTGCCTCAAAGTTACTGCTACCTAGATAAAAAACCTCAACTTTTGGCATATATTGAAAAAAAGATAAAACCCAAAGGGATACAAATTTTTCATGATTTTTCGGATATACGTTCCTCTCAAATTTGCGTCCACTAGAAGTAATAATATTCAGCCATTCAAATCAAAAGCGAATAGCTAAACAGAATTACTCATATTCTTCTTCAAGTTTATCGTCCCAATAGCCGTTGTTAGCTCTCCATTCAGCGTAGGGGCGTTTATTTTTTTCGTGCATGCCACTATCAAAAATTACCTTTCCGTCTTTTACGTCCTTGATCCATTCTTTAAAAGGGATAGGCCTTCCAAAGCATATTTTTTTATATTTTCCTGATTCATCAGTTTTGCAGGTGAAAAAGCCTTTATCGTTAAATTTATCTTCTAGCTTACTCTTGAGTGTTTTACTTCTTGGGGATGCATTTTCTGGTTTTTGCTCACCATACCACTTAGCTATTTGAACATTATCTTTTTGTAATTCTTTTGGAATAATGGAATCTTTATCAGGCCTTTGATCATGAGGAAATGAATAAACAGCAACGATGTCATTATTCGGGGTGATTTCAAGCTTCTGTCCGAATGTGTTGTACTTGTCGATCTTAGGGCACGCCTCTCCTGACCATGAACATCTTCCTTCTTTTTCAAGATTAGGTTTGCCAAATATTTTTAAAAATGATTCTCTTTTTTCAAATTTAGTTTTTCCTTCAAAAAAATCACGCGTATTGACATCCGTGTATATAGTTTCATTAGGAGACCAATCCCCGAATGTCGTTTTACTTCTTGTTTCGTTTTTTAATTCATAGCCATTTATATCGGGTTTATTATCAGCGTTAGCCGTAACACCGAATTGTTGCTCGAGCCAGTGGCCTTTTTTTCCATCGTGTTGAGCATTCTTTTCAGTCACATCGGGAGATTTCCCCTTAATTTTATTTCTGAAAGTATCTATTAGCTCTTGTTTTGCTGGATCGATGTTTCCTTCAGGTACTGCCATATTATTATCCTTATAAATTTAATCCAAATAGTTTTGTGACATAGCAGAGCTTTGTATTAGCTGTTACATTCACACTTTTAGGATATCAAACAGCATACAAATGTCTAGCGACAAAATTAGCTATTGTGATTTTTACACACATTTGTTAAAGCAAGGGACGCATGTCAAATAAAAGGAATACAATAAGGATGGGGAGAGTTTGAATTCGGGTAAGACTTGAATAAAAATAGATAAAGATAATGGTTTTGTTGATATTTATTATTGTAATATGCCTATTTTTAAAATAAAAACGAGGATTAATTACGGTAATATTTTAAATGTTTGCAAATGTATATAATTAGTGAGGAGGACCAATTATTTTAGAAATTTTGCTAACAGTTTCATCAAAATGTTTGTTTATTTCACATTCCCATATTATAAGTACACGAAACCCCATTTCCTCGAGTTTTTGTGTGTTCTTTTTATCGTTAGCTATATTTTTTGCGAATTTAGACTGCCAGAATTCAGTACGTGTTTTTGGAATTGTGGCGTCCTTACAGTTAGGGTGTCTATGCCAAAAACACCCATGAATAAAGATCACTGTGTTGTAGGATTTTAGGACAATATCAGGTTTCCCCGGTAAGGCTGATACATTTTTTCGATATCTGTACCCGTGGTGATATAACCATTTACGAACACGTATTTCGATAGAAGTATCCTTGGCTTTAATACGAGACATATTCCAACTTCTCTTTTCACGCGTTATTGTATCAGCCAATTTGATTATCCTTACTTATGTGGCAGGGATTCTATGGTATTGATAATTTGTTTTGCAATGCTTCTGATTACTGGTACCGCAACAGAATTGCCAAATTGTTTATAAGCTTGAGTATCAGATACTGGAATAACGAAATTCTCTGGAAAGCCTTGCAGTCTTGCACACTCTCTAGGTGTTAGTTTTCTTGGATTTTTACCAGCCTGCTCTATCAATATTTCACTACCATCCTTGTAGTATCTGGCACTTAGCGTATTTGTATACTCTGAGTTTTCATTAAATAGAGAATAACCGAAGCCATTACCTTTTTCTTTGTGTTCTCTTTTTCGTCTTTGGTGTCCTTCCCATAGAGAGTCACTGATAGTGTATTTTTCATCGACGTCTTTCTCTAAAATGGAACCTAGGCTTGTTTTTTGATATGTTGGTTCAGGGAACTTAAAATCATAGTCTTGAGGTATATCGAAGTAATTTCTGTCTAGACCGACGATATATATACGTTCTCTGTTCTGGGGAACACCGAAATCTCCTGCTCGGAGAACTTCATATTTAACGTAATAGTTTTGCATGTCGAGATGCTCGAGAATTACGCGAAGGGTTCTTCCTTTATCATGCCCACGCAACTGTTTTACATTTTCTAAGAGGAATGCTTTAGGTCTTTTTTCCTGTATTATTCTTTCAATTTCAAAAAAAAGAGTACCTCGTGTATCAGAAAAACCTTTTTTTAGTCCTGCTTGAGAAAATGGCTGGCAAGGGAATCCTCCAAGTAATACATCAAAATCTGGTATGCTGTTAGCCTCTATTTTGGTGATATCTCCATTTGGGACTTCACCAAAATTGATACTATAGGTTTTTTGAGCGAACTTATCCCATTCCGACGTAAAAACGCACTTACCTCCTAACTCCTGAAACGGGATACGTATACCCCCGATTCCTGCAAACAAGTCAATAAATTTGAATTTGTTGTTATCATCTTTAGGTTCAAAAGGAGTATGCTCGGCAAATTTCATTAAGCTGTTAAACTCAAGTGTTGAAGGTTTTGATTCACCATTCTCCCAACGCCTTAAGGTACGATCTCCGTTACGCCCGAGACCGAGTGCGTCAGCAAAATCTTTTTGTGTGAGTCCAAGCCGTTTTCGTTTGTTCTTTATCTGTTCACTAATCTCCATTTTTATTTCCTTGGCTAAATTAAGGATAAGCTGTCCTCAGTTTACCACACTTTAAAAGTATTACTATTTTTTTAAGTCGCTTTAGCATCTTGCGTATACCTCATTCTTTACATTTGTAGAAAGTTTAATCAAAGTAGCATGTTCAGTTTGTTGAAAATATTCCTCCGAAGGAATACACTCAGGCTCAGATAATGCGTTTCTAGGGGATAATTCATGGAGTATCTGACAACATCTGAGATAGCTGAAATGTGGAAAATTACAAGAAGACGGGTTTCCAAGTTCTGCAGTGAAGGTCGAATCAAGGGAGCCGTGCTTAAGGGCAATACCTGGTTGATCCCGTCAGATGCCCAAAAGCCGGAAGATCCGAGACGGATTAAGCCTGCACAGAATAAGTGATGAATTTTGTGCAGGTTGAGTCTAATCCTTCTTATAGAACAAACACTCATAGCCATCTGCTCTAAGAGGTAACCTAGAAATCCACTTAGGAGTTCTTCCCATCTGTTCGCAGACAGCCTTAAGAGATACCTTCTCGGAGCATTCTATGATGAGTTCATCATGGACGTGCCCGACAATAAAGCAGTGTTTCAGCGTCTGCATGGCATAGGCAAGAATGTCACGGCTGACAGCCTGAACGATGTTTTCCACAAACTTAGGACCGTAGCTCTCAATTCGGCTCCATTTCTTGGTGGCATCAATCCCCATATAGGTGACACTCTCTCCTCCGAACTGATTCATGCCGATACGGGGCTGAACGTATGCAAGCTTTCTACCGGAAGGTAGGGTGATGAACAGCATGCCGTTTCTAACGGTGAATTCCAGACAGCCGACTTTCTCAGTGGTGTGTAACTGAATGGCAGTCTTTACCGCGTTATCTATCTGCCACCAGAAAGACACTATGTTCGGATTTGAGTTTCTCCACATATTAACCAGAGGCTGCAGTTCATCTTCGGAAAGTCCCATATCTAGTGCTCCCATGGCTTTAAGTGCGCCGATAGATCCGCCGTAACCAAGGGCGAGTTCCGCTATTTTACCTTTCTGCCTTAGATGACTGTTGGCACCGTGCTTTTCTACAGGAACGTGGAACATCTGACTGGCGCTGGCACAGTAGATATCACCGCCATTGCGGAATACATCTGTGCGCCATTGTTCGCCTGCCAGGTGACTCAGCACCCGTGCCTCAATGGCACTGAAGTCAGAAACGATAAACTTGTAACCGGGGCGGGGGATGAATGCTGTGCGGATTAACTCTGACAGAACATTCGGAACAGAATCATACAGCATATTCAGCATTTCATAGTCACCGGCTTTCACTAGATCTCGAGCCTGTTCTAAATCCGGCATGCTGTTTCTATAGAGATTTTGCAATTGCACAAGGCAGCCTGACCATCGGCCACTGCGGTTCGCTCCGTAAAACCTAAACATTCCGTGGCAGCGGTCATCATCACACACAGCATTCTGCATTGCCTGGTACTTTTTAACGCTGCTTTTGGCAAGCTGCAGCCGGAGCTCAAGTACCTCTGCCATGTCTGCAGGAACTGACTTAAGCAGGGTGGCAACATCTTTTTTACCAAGGGTTTCAGTTTCCAGACCGTTGTCTGCCAGGTAACCTTTAAGCTGCATGACTGAGTTCGGGTTATCGAGTCCGGTGAGTTTCTGCATTCTTGCCATAAGGTCTTTTTTGGTCTGTTCATCAATGCTGATAGCCTGTTCTACGAGCTGTCTGTCAATCATAATGCCGCGGTCGTTTATTTCCTGATCCAGGTGATACTCATCCCAGACGAAATCCGGCACCGGGTAATTCTTCAGCCTTTGCTGGATCTGCATTTCAACCTCAACGTCACGTCGGTTGTATTTCTTGAACAGTTCCCATTTATCCGGTGCGTGCTCCGGCAGATTCCACTTACGACCGGCAGTTCTGCTCGGCATACAGAAGTAGCGGATGAGTTCCTTGCCTTCCTTAAGTTTCTGCTCCTCAAAGCCAAGTACGGCACCAACCTTGTCGAGAGACAGGGGGAGTCCGTTATAGGCTGCCCATACCAGGGTACATTTCCATGCAGCAGGATCTAGATACTTCTGAACCGGATCTCCATCAATGCTGTATGTGGAGAAGTATTGCGGATAATTCCGGCTCAGCCATACTGACAAAGTGACTCTTTCAAAAGAAGCGTTATATGCCCATTTGGTGACGGAATCATCTGACAAGGCTTTGATGATTTCCTCCGGTACTTTGTCTCCGCAGGCAAGGTCATACACGGCAACGGGACCTCCGTTAACTGAAACCCCGAAAAGCAGAATGTCGAAATCCGGTGATTCGGCATACTTGTAAACTCCAGCCTTTGTAATGTCTATGCTGCTCCGTGTTTCCAAATCCAGCGACATGAACTCAATTTTCATAATTCCAATCCTCATTAAAAAAGGGCGGCAGATAAACCGTCGCCCCTGATACATCTATTTACGGTGTAACCGTCTGTTTCACAGGTATCTCACCAGCTCAAACAGATTGCCGGCAATGATGCCGAGCACGGTTCCGATAACAAATCCGAAGGCAAACTTCATAAGTGAAATTTCATCGGGAGTCAGTCCGCATTCCATCTGTCTGTACCTCCATAACGTTTAGCTCTGAACTTCCTGATTGCAGTAGCCACCAGATGGGCGAGTACCGCACCAAGTGCAAAGCACGTAATGAACACAAGATACAGGCCGGCTAACTGCCAGAGATCCATAGAATTATTCATTTTTTCACCTCTTGTCATAAAGGCGGCAGGCATGCCCACCGCCCGGAGATTTTCAGAAATTACTGGATTAACCTAAGAAATCCTCATCGTCTTCGTCATCAAGATCTGCGAAGTCATCTTCGGCACGGCTGTGACCGCCAAGCGGAGTACCATCAGCGAGTTTCTGCAGATTGTTAAGACCGCAGGCGATACCCTTGTTGCCGTTGGAGTTGTAGGCGTAAAAGTTGATGGATGCTCTGCCGACGATACCGGAGTAAAGCTCGGAGGTATCGATGATGTCCTGTCGATCTGCGTCAACTACACCAGGCTTGGTGGTGCTGTTGGCGTTCACGAAGTAGGAGTTGGCATATGCAGGATCTCCCTTACGATCCTTGTCACCGTCACGCAGCGGAGTCTTAAGTGCATCGAGATCCGGAACGAACTTGGAGTTGCCCTTGAGCTTTGACTGACCTTCATCGTAGGCAGCCTTGATGGCGGCCTTGATCTTGTTGACGGTAACGGTGTCGGACTTAGGAATGATCAGCGAAACGCTGTACTTCGGAGTGCCGCCACCCATAGGAACCTTAGGCTCGTTAACGTTAAGGTAAGAGAAGATGGTCTTAGGACCGGTAATTACTTTGGTTGGATTTTTTGCTGTATTGGCCATAATTAAATATCCTTTTCATTAAAATCAGATTTTGCAGTGTTGAATTCAGGACGGGGATCCGTGTCTGAAACAAGCACAGGTTTACCAACGGGCTTTATAACAAGCCCACTCAACAGTTCTTCGAACTTCTTTTTGCCTAACTGCCTGGTCATCGAAGTGATTCCCAGGAGCTTTTTCTCAAACGGATCGTACCCGGCATTCTGTACGACCTTTGCCACCTCATTTTCGTCGGTGTATTTGCGAATACTTCTGCCTTCCACCAGCTTGAAGCCGGGGTAGAATGTACCGGAAAGTGCCTGCTCAAGGGCATAGGCTTTGATGTCGTCTGCCCATGAGACCAGAGAGTCTATCTGAGGCAGAATTGCCGCAATCTCGGTGCTGTCCAGCGTCGGGGCATCGGCAAAGTCGTACTTCGCCAGCTCCATGCTGTATTCAGCTCTGGCTCGGCATGTAGCCTTCAGCTTGCAGAACTGACAGTGATCTCCGGCATGGAACTCACCGCCGCCTTCATAAGCCAGCTCGGCAGTCGGTTTCAGTACCTCATCTGCCCATTTCAGCAGTTCGTCGGCAGACATCTCGAAGGTGTCGACGTTGTCGCGTCTTGGCTGATAGATGCTGAGTCTGATACGCCTGATGTCATAAAGAGCACCGAAGGTATCAAGAGCGCCCAGGGCATAGCATTTAAGCTGACTGTTCCCGGTACCGTCTTCGCCGGATGCCGTTACAAGAACACCGACACCGTATTTCAAGTCGATGATGTGCAGCAGATCATCAGCCACAATCACGCAGTCTCCGGTACCGAATCCGTCCTTTACCCATCTGGAGAAGTCGAGTCTCTGTTCAACACATACCAGCGGATCTGAACAGTGCTCCTTCGCAGCCGCAACCTGCTCCATGACAAAGCCGCAGTAGCCATCGGCTGCCTCCTGCATTTCCGCGTCATAGAAGGAAAGGTTCGGAGTTGGATCACTTGCATCGCGTCCAAGAGCCTTAGTCACCAGATACTCACAGAGTTCGTGAGCGTCTGTTCCCTGCTGTGCATACGGGCTTGACTGATCTTCAAGTTCAGCGCAGAGCTTTGCACTTGGGGGACAGGCTAACCAGCGGTGACTGGCTGACGCTGACAGATAAGCGTGTTTAGCCATTACCCAGTACCTCCGCTTCAGCTACCAGCTCTGCAAATACAGCAGGGTCTGTGATGTCGGATAACTGCTTTACTCCGTGAGAGGTCAGCAGTGCCTTAACCTCAGCTCTGAAACCTGATCTGGCTTTGTCAGAGAGAATGCCTCGTACTTCCTCGAAGGTGTAAACCTTGGCCGGAGTTTCCTCAGCAGCGGGAGCCGGAGTTTCTTGTTCAGCTGTCTTTTTAGAAGTGGTTTCCGTGCCTGAAAGCAGTTCAGCTATTTCAGCGGCATCCGCGCTCAGTCTGCGGAATCCATCGATAAGAACAGTAATGTCTTTCTTTTTCATGGGATTGACCTCATAAGTTTGTTTCAATTTCAGCAGGGCGTTTTTCTGTGCCCTCACTACCTAATGCCCAGAACCGGACTGCTTTTACAAAAAATTTTTAACTTTTTTCAGCAGCGGTTTTCTGCGCCTTCACTACCTAATGCCCAGAACCGGACTGCTTTTACAAAAAATTTTTAACTTTTTTTCAGCAGCGGATTTCTGTGCCTTCACTACCTAATGCCCAAAACCCGGCAGTTTTTACAAACATTTTTTTATGCCTGGAAATAGAGGAAGAAGACTGTCGGAAATTTTTTAAAGATTTTTTGTAAAAGCGGGGGACTTCTGGGCATTAGAGATTAAGAGGGCGGAAAAGCCACCCTCGAGGATTTTTGATGACTATTGAGAAGGAGATCGTGATGTACGCGATTAAAGAAAGAAAAGCATGGATTAACAGGATCCCTGTTAAGACCTTTGAACGTGAAACCGCTGATGCCAATACATCAGTTCGTATTGAAGTAGGAACCACCGGATACAGAGGCGGTTCCCGTCAGCATGGTGGCAGAACCTACCTTGGTCTTGAGTGCCTTACCGGGGATTTCTGCTTTCTGCCTATTACCAATGAGCAGAAAAGAGTTGTCGGTATTGAGATTGCCGCCTGCGGTGATGCCGGGCTAAAAGCCATCAGCAAGGCTCTTGATTTTGCCCGTGCCACCATCAGTGACCAGTGCCGTAACGTGAATAATTAAGGAGGGAAATACTAATGACTTGTTGTAAAGGCAGGGATGAAATGAAAAAGGCGATGCTCAACGAACTCGCCAGCATTTTAACCATTGATGAATATAGGAAACTGTCTCAGATTTTTGCCGATATGCCGGATTCTGTATTTGATCAGATTGCGGCTGAGTGTGCAGAGTCGGTTAAGCGTAAAGGTGTTTCTTATAAGGATCTCGTTAAGAAGAGAGCTGAATTCAATAAGAAACGAAATGTTACCTTTGAGAATTCAGCTTTGAATTGTGTAGCCATGGAGCCTTTGAGGGATGAGGTCCGCGATGAGGTGTGGCACAACATATGTCAGAGCCGTCCGACGGATCGCATTCATCTTAAATCGAAGGATGATAAGGCTGTATCCAGTTTCTGGAAACAGTTTTGCTCCAGGGAAATGCTTGATAAGGGCGGTATCCCGTCAGATCTCTTTTTCTCGGGAAACGTACCTCTTCTTGACTGTGAAATTACAGTGGATGAAAGAGATAAGCCGTTTGGAAAGCGGGTTACCTACCGGGTGGTCATATACCCGGATTATATCGAGCGTATTAAGAATAGCGGGAATGAGCCTGCAGATGTCGGTGCCGTGGTAGTTGAGTTTATGAATCATAAGATATTTATACCTATTCTTGTGTTTTCCGGTGTTGATTTTGTGCTCATGGCAAATTGCGGAGTGATTGGTAATTACAGCAGTGCGGAATTAAGAAATCGCATTGGGATGATTCCGGTACAGCAGTTTGTTTCTGGCGGATATGAATGTCTTACCACCTGGTACGGTATTCAGCTGGCACTGCTCCACCCTGCTGTTAAGGATGTGTTCAGTCACCCTAAAACTGAGCCGGTAATGGAAACCAGACCTCGTAAAGGAGGAAAGAAAAGACGTGTTGTACGATACATCAAAAAGCACGTCATTACTGCTGAGGATCTAGAACAGACCTCATTCATGGGAAAGAGCGGTTTTACCCGCCATACCACAGTCTGGTACGTAATCGGTCACTGGCGTCACTACAGCGACGGCAAAAAGGTATTTATCAAGCCTTACTGGAAAGGCGAAATGCGGCATCTGAGGATGGATCTCGACGGCCGAGAACGTGAAATTATTATTGAAGAAGGAGGAATTTAAGTGACAAATCCAGTATTTATCTTATACAGTGCCAACTGCAGAGGAAATGAAACCAACTGCCTGTATCCGCACAAAATAGAAGTGTCTGACAGTGAATCGCTGATTCGTGCCGTTTCTAAAGACTATGTATGCGCTGAATACCGTAACAGCTACCGCAATACCGATAATTTCATAAGCAGCAACTGCTGTGCCGGTGATTGCGACAACACCCATTCTGATGATCCCAAAGACTGGATCACTCCGAAAGATGTGGCTGTCGCCTTTCCCGATGTCCCTTTCTGGGTTCATTACAGCCGTCATCATATGAAGGCCAAGGGAGGAAAGGCTGCCAGACCTAAATTCCATATTGGCTTTCTTACTGATTCGATAACGGATCCTGAACTGCTGAAACGCATGAAGGAACGTGCGCATGAAGCATTCCCTTATTTCGATCCGCGATCAATGGATTCTGCCCATTTCTTCTACGGAACTGAAAATCCGCAAGTGGAATTCTTCTCCGGAACCAGGACGCTGAATGAGTTCCTTGGCGTTGATGAAGATTTTGATGCCGATATGCCCCAGGGCTGTTACGGCAAAAAGATCGTCATTGAGGAAGGCAGACGCAATGCCACCATGAGTCGTTTTGCCGGAAAGATTGTCAAGCGATACGGTTCTACCGAGGAAGCCTTCAAAATTTTCATGGAGGAAGCCAACAGATGTACTCCTCCGCTTTCTGACGATGAACTGGGGAAGATTTGGGCGAGTGCACAGCGATTTGCAAAGAAGATCCGGGAACAGCCCGGGTATATTCCACCGGAGAGGTATAACCCGGAAAGCACTCTGCAGCCTTCGGATTATTCCGATGTAGGACAGGCCAAGGTGCTGGCAAGGGACTGTGCCAACGAACTGGCATACAGTCCCAACACAGATTTCTTAGTCTATGAAACCAACCGCTGGGTAGAGTCCAAATCAAAGGCCATGGGCGTTATGGTGAACTTCCTTGATCGCCAGCTTGCTGAAGCACGGGAAAAAGCTGAAACCGCGGAACAGGAACTCTTCAAATGTGGATTGCCGGAGGAAGCTTTGGCGGCAGGAGGAAAAGCCCTCAAAAAGGCTATCCAGAACTTCGCTCAGGCCGACGCATATCAGAAATACAGCAATGCCATTACATACCGTAGTTTTGCCTGCCAGCGCCGGGATATCAAATATGTCAACGGAGCCTTAACAGCAGTTAAGCCTCTGGTGGAGGTTCCAATCAGTGCTATCGACAGTCATCCTTTTCTGCTGAACTGCCCTGATGGCACCTACGATCTGCGTAAAGGTCTTGCCGGTCGCAGAGATCATGATCCGGCTGACCTTATCACTCAGATAACGGCTTACGCCCCAGGGGATAAAGGCAAAGATCTGTGGCTCGACTTTGTGGACAGGGCGTGCGAAAGCAATCATGAAAAAATCGAATATCTGCACCGAGGGTCAGGACTTTGCCTTATCGGAGAAGTCTTCCAGGAAGGAATTTTCATTTCCTTCGGTGTAGGGCGCAATGGTAAGTCCACATGGTGGAATTCGGTTGGCGGAGCTATGGGATCCTATGCCGGAGTTATTTCCGCAGACATTCTGACTGCCGAGTGCCGCAGAAATGTTAAGCCTGAGCTGGCAGAACTTAAAGGCAAACGATTCCTGTTAGCCTCTGAACTTGAAGAGGGCAGGAGGATGTCAACCTCTCTGGTGAAACAGTTGTCGTCCACTGACGAGATTGAGGGAGAGAAGAAATACAAGGATCCTTTCAAGTTCAAGCCGAGCCACACCCTCGTCCTGTGTACCAACCATCTGCCGAAGGTGGGAGCCATGGATGACGGCATCTGGCGACGACTGATCGTGATCCCTTTTACCGCCAAGTTTGAGGGGAATGGTGAAATCAAGAACTACTCGAAGTATCTGCTGGATAACGCCGGTCCCTACATCATGAAATGGCTGATTGAAGGTGCTGAGAAAGTCATCAAAGACAAATTCATTCTCACCCCTCCTGCATGTGTGCGTGAGGCTGTCGAAAAGTACAAGACTGAAAACGATTGGATGAGTCACTTTCTTGATGACTGCTGTGACATCGGCAATGGACACGAGGAGAAATCCGGAGAACTGTATGCCGAGTACCGTGCATATTGTCTCAGAAACGGTGAATTTGCGAGAAGCACCGCCGAGTTCTACAGGAGTCTGGAGGAACGTGGATTTGTCCGTCAAAGATATTCCAAGGGAGTGTTTGTGCGCGGTCTGAAACTGTCAGTTCAGGATTTTTAGGTTGTTGCCGTGACTGCCCATCATGGGCTGTTTTAAGGTTACAGTAGTTTAATATTTAACCAATATGTAGGTCTATGTATGTCTTCTAATAAAACTAGTATAGGGCGAAAAATTGTATAAAAACTAACCAATATAAAGCCCTATAGGGGAGTTTATGGAAAGACCTTCACCGACCTACATTGTTTACGAATTTTAAGGATTTTCGACATGAATTTTTATAACTGGATGATAAGAAATCATCGTGATGAAGATACCCCGGCCGGGGATTTAGCTGCTGACATGGAGCATGTCAAGGATACTTTCCCAAGGAACGGGGTCGGTAAATTTGATGGATGGCACAGTCTGATCCGCAGTTATCTGGTTCGGCACCATGCTTGCAGTGAATGTGTTGAGGTCTTTGAAGAATGCTGGAAGGAGTACGTGGAATGCGAGAAAAGCAGATTGAACGGCAGCTCACGCTGATGGCAAAAAGCCGAGGAGGAATCGCACCGAAGTTCGTGTCTCCCTCCTTTGCGGGAATGCCTGACAGGCTGATCTTGATGCCGGGCGGAATGATGGCCTTTGCAGAGCTTAAAGCACCGGGAATGAAACCGAGAGCACTGCAGGTAGCAAGACATGAGATGTTAAGGCGGTTAGGTTTCAGGGTGTATGTGATTGACGGAATTGAACAGATAGGAGGAATACTTGATGAACTTGCCGGATAGAACCAGTCTTCACGATTACCAGAAGTTCAGCGTGAACTTTATCGAGGAGCATCCGTGTGCAGCAATTCTCTTAGACTGTGGCATGGGGAAGAGCGTTATTTCCCTGACGGCGATTGCTGATCTTCTGTTTGACTCTTTTGAGGTTCACAGGATTCTGATAATTGCCCCCTTAAGAGTCGCACGAGACTCATGGCCTTTGGAGCTTTCCAAATGGGAGCACCTCAAACACCTTACATATGCGGTTGCTGTGGGAACTCTGGCAGAACGCAAAGCTGCTCTTGCTAAGAATGCCGACATTACCATCATCAACCGTGAGAACGTGGAATGGCTGGTCGAGAACAACGACTTTGATTACGACATGGTGGTGATTGATGAGCTGTCATCCTTCAAGAACCACACTGCCAAACGTTTCAAGGCACTGATGAAGGTGAGACCAAAGGTTAAGCGTATTGTAGGTCTTACGGGTACACCATCATCTAATGGTCTGATGGATCTGTGGTCTGAGTTCAGACTGCTTGATATGGGAGAACGTCTGGGAAAGTTCATCACGAGATACAGAGAGGCTTTCTTCATGCCGGATAAACGTAACGGTCTGCAGGTGTTTTCCTATAAGCCGAGACCTTATGCCGAGGAGGAAATCTACCGCCGCATTTCAGATATCACCATCTCCATGAAGTGTACCGACCATCTGAAGATGCCTGAATTGATTACATCTCAGTATGAGGTGATGCTATCCGGGGATGAGCGAAAGCAGTACGAAAGTCTTAAGACAGAGCTGGTGCTGACTGTATCTGACGGTGAGATTACCGCAGCTAATGCCGCAGCACTAACCAATAAGCTGAGTCAGCTTGCCAACGGTGCAATCTACGATGACGAGAAAAACATCATCGAGATCCACAGCAGAAAGCTTGATGCCCTTGAGGACATTATCGAATCAGCCAACGGCAATCCACTCTTAGTGGCTTACTGGTTTAAGCACGACCTTGAGAGGATCAGAAAGAGGTTTGATGTCCGGGAGATTAAGACCTCGAAAGACATCTCCGACTGGAATGCAGGAAAGATCCCTGTGGCTTTAATTCACCCGGCGTCAGCAGGTCACGGACTTAACCTGCAGTCAGGTGGCAGCACTTTGGTGTGGTTTGGTCTTACCTGGTCCTTGGAGCTCTACCAGCAGACCAATGCCAGACTGTGGCGACAGGGACAGACTGCCGGAACTGTGGTGATCCAGCACATCATTGCCAAAGGAACCATCGACGAGCGAGTGCTTAAGGCATTATCGAAAAAGGAATTAACTCAGAACGCACTGATTGATGCGGTTAAAGCAGATTTAGGAGGAAACGTATGAACGCAAAGGAATTTTTAATGAGAGGAATTAACCTGGAACGCAGGGTTGATACAATCAAGGATCAGATTGAGCATTACAAGTCACTGGTGAATAACTGCACCGTAACCTATTCTGATTCACCCAAGAGTACGGCTTCGAACTACAAGCTTGAGGAATGTACCCAGAAGATTATGGATTTGCAGTCAGAACTCTGCGAGGCAATGGCAGATCTTGTTGATGTTACCTGCGAAATATCCCGGGCAATCCGTAGGATCAACAATTACGACTATCAGGATCTGCTGGTCAAACGGTACGTTCTAGGTCAATCGTGGGAGAAGATTGCCGATGATATGAATTACGGAATAAGAAACGTTCACAGACTGCACGGTGAGGCTTTAAGGGAATTAAAAATATTTTCCTGAATGCACTAAAATGCATAGTAATGCACTAACTTCTTAGGTTATTATTACAATCGGAAGTTATGAAATAAACTATGAAAGCTCTGAGGAATTCCCTCGGAGCTTTTTCATTTAAGGCTCTGCCACCATTCTGGTTGCAGGGCTTTTTTATTGGAAAAACGAAATGCCAAAGAGACCGAAACGACCGTGCTCCTTCCCGGGATGCCCGAGACTTACTGACGGAAGATTCTGTGAGGAGCATGCCAAAGCAGAAGCCAGACGCTACGAGAAGTACCAGCGAGATCCCGAGGCAAGGAAACGCTACGGCAAGGCATGGACAGCAATCCGTAAAGCCTATGCCTCCGAGCATCCTTTCTGCGAGGTCTGCCTTTCGCAGGGAAGATATACACCAACCGAGGCAGTCCACCACATAAAACCGCTATCTCAGGGTGGAACTCACGACATCAGCAACCTAAAAGCTGTATGCAAAGCCTGTCATGCCAGAATTCATGGCGAAATGGGCGACAGATGGAGCAGAAAAGTAAAGGATTACGCTTCCCAAAAGTGATGAATATCGCGCTTTAGGCCCCCAGGGGCGGTCTAAATCCGCAAAAACTATGCCAAAAAGCTTCGGGCCCCTCCCTTCACGCAGAAAAACCCCGGTTCAAACGGGGTATTAACCCTGGTCCCCAAACAAGGAGAAAAAATAATGGCCAAGGACGGTACCAACCGTGGCGGCAGACGAGTCCGTGCCGGAGATAAACCTCTGTCCGCTGTAGAAAAAATTCAGAAAGGTCAGTCGGTAAGAATCATGGATAACGACTTACCGACACTTACACCATCAGAGCTTGATTCAGTTGATTTGCCGGAAGGCGCTGTGCTCGAAGGTCTCGATATGCCGAAACCCAGCGAATATCTGTCAGCCCGGCAGAAAAACGGAGAGCCGCTCGGCGCTGATGAGATTTTTAAAGAGACATGGCTGTGGCTCAAGGAGCGCGGCTGTGAACGACTGGTTAACCCGAGACTCATCGAAGCATACGCTCAGGCATTTGCCCGATACATTCAGTGCGAGGAGGCAACCAGCTCCTACGGACTTCTAGGCAAACATCCGACTACCGGAGGCGTGATTACATCTCCGTTTGTTGCAATGTCTCAGCAGTATCAGAAAAACGCCAATCTCCTCTGGTATGAAATTTACGACGTTGTTAAGCAGAACTGCACCTCGGACTATGAGGGCGGCAACCCTAACGACATGATGGAGCAGCTACTCCGCAGAAAAGGATAAAACATGATTGAAAAAGTAAACCCGAGCCATCCGGATAAAATCGCAGACCGCATTGCCGGAGCAATTGTTGATTTGGCATATGCGCAGGAACTCAATCCACGAATTGCCGTTGAGGTGCTAATCGGTCATGGCAAATGCCATGCAATCATCGAAACGGACACAGAGCTGTCCACCGATAAAATCGAGGCGGCCATTCACCGCATTGCGGGAGACGGCATCGAGCCGGATATCGTAATCGTTCCGCAGGACAGACATCTTGCTGAAAATCAGAAAGGAAAGTTCCGCTGCGGTGATAACGGAATCTTCCGCGGAAAACCTCTGACGGTGGAACAGGCTATGCTCTCCGGTATTGCCCGCGAGATTTACGAGAAGTATCCCTCTGACGGCAAATACATCATGGATGATGAACGACTCATTATCTGCCAGAGCAACGCAAAGACCGAGGAACTCAGAACCATTTATCCGAATGCCGAAATCAATCCTCTCGGTGACTGGACAGGCGGCACTGATGCAGATACGGGAGCAACCAACCGCAAGCTTGGCAGCGACATGGCTGATTCGGTTACCGGCGGCGGACTTCACGGCAAGGACTTGTCCAAGGCGGATGTGACTTTGAACATCTACACTTTTCTGAAGGCTCAGGAAACAGGTGAAACTGTAGAACTCTGCTGTGCCATCGGGGATGAGGAGATTGACGGTCACTCCTACAGCGAGCTGATGGACATTGCCTGGAACCATATCGCCTCTGCGGGCGGTTTTGAGAAATTTGCGGAGTGGGGATTATTCTGATGACTGCAGTTAAAAACACAGCCACCGAAATGAAACAGGTGGAGATTTCAAAACTTGTTCCTTATGTGAACAATGCCCGTACACACTCACCGGAGCAGATTACCAAGCTGCGCTCATCTCTGCGTGAGTTCGGATTCGTTAATCCGGTAATCATCGACCGTGAGTTTAATGTGCTCTGCGGTCACGGCAGATTAGCTGCAGCCAAAGAGGAGGGGATCACCGAGGTTCCGTGTGTTTTTGCCGACAATCTTACCGAGGCTCAGAAGAAGGCTTATATCCTGGCAGACAACCGCATGGCACTTGATGCCGGATGGGACGAGGAACTTCTCCGTATTGAACTCGAAGAACTGCAGAACATGGACTTCGACATGTCGCTGACAGGTTTCAGCTCCGATGAGCTGGCTGACTTTTTCGGAAACGATGATGAGGCAAAGGAAGATGACTTCGATGTTGAAGCTGAACTGCAGAAACCGTGTTTCTCGAAACCGGGAGACGTGTGGCATCTCGGCAGACACACCGTAATCTGCGGTGATTCCACAGAGCCGGAAACCTACCGTAATCTGCTCGGTGACGTGAAGGTAAATCTGGTCTGCACCGATGCTCCGTATTTCGTGGATTTACAGAATGCCTCCGGGAAAATCAGAAACGACAATCTTGATGACAAGTCAGCCTACGAGTTTCTGATGAAGGTGTTTGCCAACTTCAAAAACAGCATGGCAAAGGATGCGTCCTTTTACGAATTCTACGCCACCTCCAAATCACGAATCTTCTACGATGCCTTTGAGGATGCAGGCTTTAAGGTGGGAGCAGGACTCATCTGGAAGAAACCGAGATTCCCGCTTTCCCGTACAGACTGGAAGTACAACATGGAGCCAATCATCTACGGCTGGCGCAAGGACGGCACACACAAATGGTACGGTGACCAGAAGCAGACCGTGGTGTTTGAGTTTGACGGCATCAGAAACTCCAAGGAGGATGGCTTCGGTCATCCGAGCAGTAAACCGGTACCGCTCATTGCATACCTTGTAAAACTCTCCACGCAGACTAACGGCATCGTCCTTGACGGATTCCTCGGCTCAGCCTCAACGCTGATGGCCTGTGAGCAGACCGAACGTACCTGTTACGGAGTGGAGATTGAACCGAAGTTCGTAGACGTGGCGGTGAAGAGATACATCGAGTTTAAAGGCGGCAGCGCTGATGACGTGTATGTCATTCGTGACGGAAAGAAACTTAATTACTCCGATGTGGAAGTCAGAGAGGAGAATGCCGATGAGCCAACCGAATAATGATGTATCCGGTCTGACTCTCGGCAGCCTTTTTGACGGCTCCGGCGGCTTTCCTCTTGCGGGACTGCTTTCCGGCATAGTACCGATCTGGTCGAGCGAAGTGGAATGCTACCCCATCAGAGTCACCACCAGAAACCTTCCGTGGGTAAAGCACTATGGCAACATCTGTGAAATGGACGGAGCCGGGGTTGAGCCTGTAGACATAATCACCTTCGGAAGTCCATGTCAGGACATGAGCATTGCTGGAAAACGTGAAGGCCTGAGCGGTAACCGTTCAGGTCTTTTTTATGAGGCTGTCAGAATAATCAGAGAAATGAGGAGTGCCACCAATGGCGAATATCCGAAATACATCGTGTGGGAGAACGTCCCCGGGGCTCTCAGCTCCAACGGCGGTGAAGACTTCCGCTGTGTGCTCGAAAGCATCTGCGGTATTGCTGACGAAACCGTATCTGTACCTTCAGTTAAAAAATGGCTCAGCGCAGGAGAAATCGTGGGTGACGGTTACTCAGTCGCATGGAGAGTCCTTAATGCGGAACACTTCGGAGTTCCACAGCGCAGAAAGCGCATCTACCTTGTCGCAGATTTTGCAGACGGGTGTGCCGGAAAAATATTATTTGAGTCAGAAGGCATGCCTTGGGATCCTCCAGAGAGCTTCGGCCAGGGGCAAGGTTCTGCCGGAGGTGCTGGAGAAAGCTCTGAGGCGGCAGGCACAGTGTGTCTGAACGACCAGGGAGGTGAACGCATGGATGTGACGCACGAACGAACCGCCACTCTCAGGGCCGAAAGTCATCATCCTCCGCTTGTTTTTGAGAACCATTCTCAGGACTGCCGTTTCCGGGGTCCCCTTGATGTGGCTCAGACGGTGCTTTCCACCTATGGAACAGGCGGCAACAATCAGCCATTTGTGGTGGAGGACAAACCATGAAACCTAAAGTATTCGGCATCTGCTCGAAAGACTGCAATGCCATGAAATCAGCCAATCCGAAGAGCGGTTTTTACGAGGCTGAGACATCCCGAACCATTGATACCTCATGTCAGTCTCCTAACAGAAACCAAGGCGGCATGGTAGTAATCGAGGGCAATGGCACAAGACCGTCTCACCATGGTGATGGATGGAATGAATCCGAAACCATGTACACGCTGAATGCCTCCGAGCGGCATGCCGTGGCATTTTCAGAGGTACACAGTTCCCTGTCGGCTAACGACGGTCCCAAAGGTCCGTCAAGCCAGATGCTCTCGAACCCGGAGAAGAATTTTGTGGCAGAGCCTGCCTACGGTCTTGATCGTGCATCCTTCAATCAGGGCAGAAACGCAAAGTACGATTTCTCGGTTACGGAGGAGTCAGAACCTACCATGACGGCAAGAGGACCCAATGCGGTAGCACATCCAGTCTATACAACCAGCAAGGCATCCTACCATACGGAGGCGGCAAAGGATGTGGCAAACACACTGGTGGCAAGCGACTTCAAAGATCCGCCGACCATTACTGAAGAGCCGTATTACATAGTACGCAGACTCACCCCGACAGAATGCGCAAGGCTGCAGGGATTCCCGTACTGGTGGTGCTCGAATCTAGGAACGGCGAATCCGTCTGAACATGACATGGAGTTCTGGCGTGGTGTATTTGAAACTCACCGTAATGTGGTAAGCGGAGCATCGAAACCGAAGTCTGATACCCAGATAAGGAAATGGCTCGCAGACCCTCACAGCGATTCTGCGGAATACAAGATGTGGGGCAATGGTATCGCCTTGCCATGTGCCATTTACGTCCTTTCAGGCATCGTTCAGTATGCGAAAAAACATTAGTTGATGGTAATCAAATAACACTAAATATAGTGGAAATATCAGCACAAATTGAGTTGATATAGTGTTTTGACAGAGCAAATATGTAGCCACCGTTAAACAACAGGAACATAAAAACATGGAAATTAAATTTGATGTCAAAGGCGAAAGCCGCAAAGACCTGGTTAAGGTGATTTCAGACACTCTCGGTGTCAAGGCCGAATATCAGTTTACCCCTACCTACAGTTACGTGATTGGTGATTTCACCGTAACCAGGAATGGCACTCTGGTATTCGATGACGAGGTTAATGCCGATGATGTTCTGAAGGCTCTCGCCGCAAATGCCTTTTATCCGGTGACCGATGAAGAGAAGAAAACTGAACAGGATGAGTCTGCAAGTCTCACCATCGAAATTCCTGCCGACAAGGTGAATACGGAGAACCTTCAGAAACTCCTTGATGCCAAGGGATGGCTCTTCCGCAAGGCACTTGGAATTGAGTCCCTTGCCTTTGAGGTGACCGGGGATAAGGTTTCCTTTCCTTGGTTCAGCCACACCGCCCCGGATCTGACCACTGCCTACACGCAGTTCGTCTCCGCCATCTGCAGAATGAGCGTGGAGCAGAAACGCATCACCGCAAGGGAAAAGGCTGTAGCCAACGAGAAGTACGCCTTCAGATGTTTCCTGCTCCGCCTCGGATTCATCGGTGACGAGTACAAGCAGAGCCGCAAACTTCTGCTCGCAAACCTTGACGGCAGTGCAGCATTCAAGACCGTAAAGGAAAAAACACAGACCGACGCTGAACAGGAGACAAACAATGAACTTTCCGAATAGAGAAACAGTTGAAGAACTGCGCAGGACTTATCCCGAGGGAACCCTGGTTGAACTCGTACGCATGAACGATGATTACGCTCCACCGCCCGGAACCCGAGGGACAGTTCTTTACGTCGACGACATAGGGACTGTTCACGTACGCTGGAGCACGGGCTCAAGTCTCGGAATTGCCTACGGTGAAGATGAATGTAGAATCATTAAAAATAGCAAGTAAATCAATGATTTATATATTAAATAAATATCGAAATATAATCGATTATTAAGTTGCTATAGTGTGCCTCTAGAGTGAATATACACACAACGAAACGAACAAAGAGGTACACAAAATGAACGAAAAAACAGAAAAGCAGATCGCAAACATGAAGAACCAGACCATCGGAGTTGAAGTTGAAATGAACAGCATCACCCGCCTGGATGCAGCAAAGGTTGCCTCAGAGTTTTTCGGAACCCACAGAGTTGAGGATACCGCCTACCGCAACGGCTACAGCACGGTAAGCGCATGGGACGCACAGGGTCGCGAATGGAAGTTTCAGAAAGACGTAAGCATCGCCGGCGACGAAGCCCACAAGTGTGAAATGGTAACCCCGATCCTGAACTACAGCGACATCGAAAGCCTGCAGGAACTTTGCAGAAGACTGCGCAAGGCAGGCGCAAAGAGCGACGCCACCCGCGGATGCGGAGTTCACATCCACATCGGAGCTGCAGACCACACCGCAAAGACCCTGCGCAACCTTGCGAATCTGATGGCAAGCCACGAAAGCCTTTTGGCTGAGGCCTTAAGGCTTGACCAGCACCGCATGGCAAGATACTGCAGAACGGTAGACCCAAGATTCCTTAAGGAGCTCAACAAAAAGAAGCCTCAGACAAAAGAAGAACTTAGCGACATCTGGTACACCAGTCAGGGTGAAAACTACGGCAGAGACCATCATTACAACGCATCACGCTACAGAATGCTTAACCTCCACGCCACCTTCACCAAGGGTACGGTTGAGTTCAGACTTTTCCAGTTTGACGCACCGAGCGAAGGCAGACAGAACGGCATCCACGCCGGACAGCTTAAGAGCTACATTCAGCTTTGCCTGGCCTTAAGCGAGATGGCAAAGGAAGTAAGAACCGCAAGCCCTAAGCCACAGCAGAACGAAAACCCAAAGTTCGCGATGAGAACCTGGCTCCTGCGCCTCGGATTCATCGGTGAGGAATTCGCAACAGCCCGCGAGATTTTAACCCGCAACCTTAGCGGAAACGCAGCCTTCCGGTTCGGAAGAGCCTAAACCCCCAGCGAGGACTTAGCCTCCTCCTGCCGGCCCCTTGAGTGGGGTTTCGGCAGTAGAAGGGTAAGCCTTCCGGAGTTAAACCAAAACGAAAGGAAAAGATTATGACAAAGAGATATTACATCGCCTACGGCAGCAACCTTAATATTGACCAAATGAGCTATCGCTGCCCAGGGGCAAGGGTTGTAGGCACCTCCAAAATACCGGATTTTCAGCTTCTGTTTAAGGGTAGCAAAAGCGGAGCCTACCTCACCATCGAGCCAAAGAAAGGAGCCAAGGTTCCGGTGGCGGTATGGGAGGTAACGGCTGATGATGAACTTTCCCTTGACCGCTACGAAGGCTATCCGAATTTCTACTACAAGACCGAAGTTGAAATCCCGGTAATCTGCATTAGCGACCGCCGGGTAAGAAAGCTTAAGGCCTTCATCTACATCATGCATGAGGAACGCGAAATCGGTGTGCCTTCCCAGCGGTATGTTGATGTTTGCCTAGACGGTTACGAGGCCTTCGGCTTTGACGAAAACTTCATTTATGAGGCTCTCAACATAAGTCTAGAAACCAGTGATGAAATTGCGTTAAACCATTGAAAATAAAGGATTTATTGACTTGATAAGGTGTGCATTAAGAGCAAATATGAACACCGTAAAGCGGATGGCGGAAAGCCTCAAAACTTCCGCACCTCCGGGTTTAACGATTTAATTCCATCAGAAGGATTACAGAATGAAGACTGATAAAAACGAACCGAAAGTATGCCCGCTCTGCGGCAGAACCTACACCGAAGCTCCCGCTCTTTCCCGAAAAGACAACGCCATGCTGATCTGCCCTGATTGTGGAACCAGAGAGGCTCTCGAGGCAATTGGGATTTCAGCGGAAAAGCAGGAGGAAATCCTCGAAATCATCCATGAAAAGCTCGGTGAAAGAGAGGCATAATGCGGGATTGAATTGAACAACAGGAGGTTATAGATGCCTCCTTTTTTCTTCTCATTATTTGATTTTTCTTCTCAAATAAAGCAAAATTAGAAGAAAAACGATTAAATGAGAAGAAAGGATGAATGATGAGAACGTTTGATTACAGCTCACTGGAACAGAAACAATGGGGAACGGATATCCTTAATCTGGTGGCCAGAATTCACGAATGTAAGGGCCGACAGGACTTATTTGTCAGACAGAAACCTGTAGAGCTTGAGCGATTGGTGGAAATTGCCAAAATTCAAAGTACCGAGGCATCAAACAAAATTGAAGGGATTGTCACTACCGGTACCAGAATGAAGCAGCTTTTCGAGGAGAAAACCACCCCGCGCAACAGAGATGAAGATGAAATAATGGGTTACCGTGATGTGCTGAATACCATCCATGAAAACCATGATTACATTCCTATCCGTCCTTCATACATTCTGCAACTTCACAAAGATCTTCTTGCTAAAGCAGGACTATCCTATGGTGGGCATTTTAAAAATGTTCAGAACTACATTAGTGAAACGCGGGCTGATGGCACCATGGTTACCAGATTTACTCCTGTTGAACCATTCTGCACCTCGGATGCCGTGGAAAATCTTTGTCATGCCTATGAGCAGGCTATTTCCGGAGAACGAATTGATGCTCTGATTCTGATCCCTTCGTTTATCATTGATTTTCTGTGTATTCATCCGTTTAACGACGGGAACGGCAGAATGAGCAGACTTCTTACTCTGCTTCTGCTTTATAAAAGTGGTTATGAAGTCGGTAAATACATCAGTATCGAACGACAGATAGAATTAACAAAGGATCGCTATTACGAAACTCTTGAACTGTCTGATGCAGACTGGCATGAAGGCAAAAATGATCCTACTCCGTTCATCAGATATATGCTGCAGGTCATTCTTGCCTGCTACACGGAATTTGAAAAACGTGTAGGTATTATGGATGACAGCGGTTCAAGAAGCATGGCATATGACATAGTGAAGAATTATGTAACCAGTAAGATAGGAAAAATCACCGCCATCGATGTTGCAGCCAACTGCCCTAAGCTTGCAAAATCCTCCGTTTTAAGGGAGATAAAAAGGCTGACGGAAGAAGGCATCCTGATAAAACAGGGAGGTGGCAGAAACACCTATTACATTCGGTCGGACAGCAAATAAAAAGCGGTTCGTACTTAACTATTCAGAGGGAGGTCTGTGACCTCCTTTTTTCTTCTCATTATTTGGTTATTCTTCTCATTTAGCTTGATTTGAGAAGAAACAAACGATTAATGAGAAGAAAAAAATAGTACAAAATAAGGCACTTATTGACTTGCTATACCTTTGGTACAGAGCGAATATACAGTCATCGAGAACAACAACGGAGACTTGAAAATGAGCAAGATGACAGAAAGAGCAAGAACCTACAGATTACCGAATCCATCCACTCCGGAAGATCTGGAATGCCGCTGGAGCAAGACCCTGAGATACGGCGACAAGGTGATCCTGGCAGGCCACTACTGGAACGGAGCCGGCAAGCCATCCTACTACGGCGCGGTTTACGAGTTCCTCACCGAGGATACCGGATGCGAAAGTGAAATCGGAATTCGCGAGGTTAGCGGAGTGGAATTTGAAGATGAAGGCCATGCCATTGAATGGGCGATGAAGAACGCCAACTGATACGGAGCTTAACGGTTTCTTTTTTATACCCTGAAAGATCGCTGCGGCGGTTTTTTTTTATGCCTGTAAGGAGGTGAAGGCAGAATGGCAATGCGGAAACTAAAAAAATACGTCCCCACCAGATTTCTGGCCAAGGGCTCGAAATACGATAAGGCGGCTGCCGATTACGCCGTTAATTTTATCGAATGCCTCTGCCACACCAAGGGAACCTGGTCGGGGAAAAATTTTGAGCTTATCGACTGGCAGGAGCAGATCATCAGGGATCTGTTCGGAACCTTAAAGCCGAACGGCTACAGACAGTTTAATACCGCCTATGTTGAGATACCCAAAAAACAGGGCAAGTCTGAGCTGGCTGCAGCCGTAGCACTTCTTCTTACCTGCGGTGACGGAGAGGAACGAGCCGAGGTATACGGCTGTGCCGCAGACCGTCAACAGGCCACCATCGTATTTGATGTGGCTGCCGACATGGTGAGGATGTGTCCTGCTCTGAACAAAAGAGTCAAAATCCTCGCCTCGCAGAAACGCATCGTATACCTCCCCACTAACAGTTTTTATCAGGTGCTCTCTGCGGAAGCTTATTCAAAGCACGGCTTTAACATTCACGGTGTAGTCTTTGATGAACTGCATACACAGCCCGACAGAAAACTTTTTGACGTTATGACCAAAGGCTCAGGTGATGCCAGAACCCAGCCGCTGTATTTCCTTATAACAACCGCGGGAACCGACACCAATTCCATCTGTTACGAAACGCATCAGAAGGCTAAAGACATTCTGGAAGGCAGGAAGATCGATCCGACTTTCTATCCGGTAATTTACGGTGCTGATGAATCTGACGACTGGACGGATCCGAAAGTGTGGCTGAAAGCCAATCCGTCCCTTGGCATTACCGTGGGAATCGACAAGGTACAGGCGGCCTGTGATTCGGCAATGCAGAACCCTGGTGAAGAGAATGCCTTCCGTCAATTAAGGCTGAACCAATGGGTGAAACAGTCAATCCGCTGGATGCAGATGGAAAAATGGGATGCCTGCTCCTATGCGGTAAACCCAGATGAACTTGAAGGCCGTGTCTGTTATGGCGGCCTTGACCTTTCAAGCACCACCGACATCACGGCTTTTGTTCTGGTCTTTCCTCCGAGAAATGAAGATGAGAAGTTTTTCATTATGCCGTTCTTCTGGATCCCCGAGGATACTCTTGAGCTTCGAGTCCGCCGTGACCACGTGCCTTATGACGTCTGGCAGAGACAGGGATTTCTCGAAACCACCGAAGGCAATGTGGTTCATTACGGCTACATTGAGAAGTTCATCGAGGAGCTCGGCAAAAGATACAACATCCGTGAAATTGCCTTTGACCGCTGGGGTGCGGTGCAGATGGTGCAGAACCTTGAGGGCATGGGCTTTACCGTAGTTCCCTTCGGTCAGGGCTTTAAGGACATGTCCCCGCCGACCAAGGAGCTAATGAAACTCACCCTTGAGCAGAAAATTGCTCACGGTGGACATCCGGTGCTGCGATGGATGATGGACAACATCTACATAAGAACAGATCCCGCAGGCAACATCAAGGCAGACAAGGAAAAATCCACCGAGAAGATTGACGGTGCGATTGCCACCATCATGGGACTCGACAGAGCCATCCGATGCGGCAATGACAACGGAGCCTCAGTCTACGATGATCGCGGCATTCTGTTTATTTAGGAGAATCTAATGCTATTCGGATTATTCAAATCCAGACGGAAAGTGCAGAACACTCTTAACGGTTCCGGCTACCGCTTCATGATGGGAGGGAGCACCTCCGGAAAGAAAGTAACCGAGAGGTCAGCGATGCAGATGACGGCTGTGTATGCCTGCGTGCGTATTCTGTCAGAATCAATTGCAAGTCTGCCAGTTCATCTCTATCAGTATGAATCGGAGGGCAACAAGGCCAGAGCAGTAAAACATCCCCTCTACCGCATTCTGCACGATGAGCCGAATCCGGAAATGACCTCATTCGTGTTCCGGGAAACGATGATGACGCATCTGCTCCTTTGGGGCAATGCCTATGCTCAGATTATCAGAAACGGCAAAGGCGAAATCATCGGACTGTATCCCTTAATGCCTAACCGCATGACGGTAGACCGAGATGCTTTCGGACGTATTTGTTACTGCTATCAGATGCAGGATTCTGACGCCCACACAGGAAAGACCGGCAATGTAACTCTAAAGCCATCTGATGTGCTGCACATTCCGGGACTCGGCTTTGATGGACTTGTCGGCTACTCCCCCATTGCTATGGCTAAGAATGCCATCGGGCTATCCATTGCCACCGAGGAGTATGGCGCCAGGTTCTTTGCCAACGGTGCAACACCGGGAGGCATTCTGGAGTTTCCGGGAACGGTAAAGAATCCTGAATCGATCCGTGAAAGCTGGAATAAAGGCTTCTCGGGAAACAACGCCCACAAGGTAGCCATCCTTGAGGAAGGCATGAAATACACGCCTATTTCCATTTCGCCCGAACAGGCGCAGTTCCTTGAGACCAGAAAGTTTCAGATTGATGAGATTGCGAGAATTTTCCGAGTGCCGCCTCACATGGTTGGTGATTTGGAGAAATCGAGCTTCTCCAACATCGAACAGCAGTCTCTTGAGTTCGTGAAATACACCTTAGAGCCCTGGATTATCCGCTGGGAGCAGTCTCTTAACCGGGCACTCCTCACTGAAAAGGAAAAGCCGGACTATTTCGTGAAGTTCAATGTGGACGGACTCCTCCGAGGTGATTACCAGAGCCGCATGAACGGCTATGCCACGGCCAGGCAGAACGGCTGGATGTCTGCCAACGATATCAGAGAATTAGAATGCCTCGACCGCATTCCACCGGAGCTTGGCGGTGATCTTTATCTGATTAACGGCAATATGACCAGGCTCGAGGATGCCGGAATTTTTGCAAACAATAAGGAGAACAACAATGAAGAAGTTCTGGAAGTGGAAGAACCAGACGGAAAAGAAGAGTCAGGAAAGGACGGGAACGGAGGAAAATCAGACCGCACCGCTCCCGGAAAGAACCCTGTTCCTGAACGGCACCATCGCCAGTGAGAGCTGGTTTGATGATGACGTGACGCCTCAGCTTTTCAAAAATGAACTCATGAGCGGCTCGGGAAACATCACCGTCTGGATTAACTCCCCCGGCGGTGACTGTGTGGCTGCCGCTCAGATTTACAACATGCTGATGGAATATCCCGGTAACGTCACCGTGAAGATTGACGGTATTGCCGCCTCGGCTGCCTCGGTAATCGCCATGGCAGGAACAAAGGTATGTGTCTCACCGGTTTCCATGCTGATGATTCACAATCCGATGACCTTTGCCTTTGGCAATACTGCTGAAATGCAGAAAGCCATCGACATGCTTGGGGAAGTAAAGGAATCAATCATCAATGCATACGAAATCAAAACCGGCATGAGCAGAGCCAAGCTTTCCCGTCTGATGGATGCGGAAACCTGGATGAATGCCAACAAGGCCGTGGAGCTTGGATTTGCCGATGAGATTCTGCAGAGAGAAACGTCTTCCGAAAATGAAATGACGGAGGCTGCCGCCACAGCTTTCTCAAGGGCAAGTGTTACCAATTCACTGATGGAAAAGCTGTCTGCCCGATGCCGCATTGGGGCAAAACCAACTGAAACCAAAACCAACGAACGCTCCGTGGATGATTTGATGGAGCGTCTTAACCTTATCAGAAACTAGGAGAAATTATGACTACTGTAAATGAACTTCGTGAAAAGCGAGCAACCGCATGGAATGCCGCCAAGGCGTTTCTGGAATCCCGTCGTACCGACAAGGGAACTCTTACCGCCGAGGACGATGCCACCTACACCCGCATGGAGCAGGACATCACTGATTTGAGCAAGGAAATTGCCCGACTTGAACGCCGTGATGCTCTTGATGCTGAACTTTCCCGTCCCGTTAATCAGCCCCTTACATCCAAGCCTGCCTCTGTATCTCCTGCTACTGACTCTGTGGTAAAGCGCGGCCGTGCCTCTGATGAATACAAGGCAGGAATGCTTAAGGCTTTGCGCTCCAACTTCAAACAGGTTTCCAATGTGCTGCAGGAAGGTGTGGACGCAGATGGCGGTTACCTGGTGCCGGAGGAATATGACTCCCGTCTTATCGATGTACTTACCGAAGAAAACATCATGCGCTCTCTGGGTAATATCATCACCACCTCCGGCGAGCACAAGATTAACATTGCCGCCACCAAGCCTGCGGCTGCATGGATTGAGGAAGGTGGAGCGCTGTCCTTCGGTGAGGCTACCTTTGCGCAGATCTTACTTGATGCCCACAAACTGCATGTTGCCATCAAGGTAACCGAGGAACTGCTATATGATGCGGCCTTTAACCTCGAAAATTACATCATTACCGAATTCGGCAAGGCACTCGCCAATGCTGAGGAGGATGCGTTCCTTAACGGTACAGGCCGTGGTCAGCCACTCGGTCTTTTTGCCGAAACAGGTGGCGGTACTGCTGCTTTGTCTGCCGCCTCTGTAACTGCCGACCACCTTATGCAACTGATCTACACCTTGAAGCGTCCGTATCGCAAGTCTGCAAAATTCATTATGCATGACAAGCTGGTGGCTGCCATCAGACAGCTCAAGGACAACAATGGCGTGTACCTTTGGCAACCAGCCTTAACCTCCGGTGAACCGGATAAGCTCTTAGGCTACGATGTGTATACCTCTCCGTTCTGTCCGGAAGGCAAGATTGCCTTTGGTGATTACAGCTACTACAACATCGGCGACCGCGGCTCTCGCTCCTTCAAACAGTTAACTGAGCTCTTTGCAGGTAACGGCATGATTGGCTATGTGGCCAAAGAGCGAGTGGACGGCAAGTTAATCCTGCCGGAAGCGGTGCAGATTATGACCATCACCGGCGGTAAGACCGTGAAACCCTAAAGCTCCATAACGGAGCTTTTTGTATGCCTCTGTCAGTTTCGGCTGATGGAGGCTTTTTTGGAGTTTTGACATGAGCATTACCCTCAAGGAAATGAAGAACTATCTGCGTGTTGACGGTACTGAGGACGATACGCTGATTCGCTCTCTTATCGGTTCAGCTGAAAGGCTCTGCATGGATGTGTTGAGAACGGACGATACCAGGGTGCTTTACGGATCGAAGTACGGCAAGGCAGCCGTGATGTATGCGGTGAACTACATGTTCGAACACAGGACCGAAGCTGACTTTAAGTCTCTTACGCTTTCCCTTCGCTCCATGCTGTTCGGCTCAAGACAGGAGGCATTTTGATGGAAACCGGAACGTTAAATGAACGCATACAGATTTATGAACCAAAGGCTGAAAGGAATCTTACCAGCCTTGATGACTACGAGCTTGCAGGTACAGTCTGGGCGAATGTCCGTGCAGTTACCACCCGTGACCAGATGCGCTCCGGCATTGATGTACAGAGCGGTCAGATTACCGTGCTTATCCGGTATCTCTCCGGACTTTCGGATGACTGCCTAATCCGGTGGAAGGATAAGTTCTACGGAATCGACAATTTATCCGCAGATAAGCATAAGGGAGAAATTCTGCTTGGCTGCAACTATTCGGGACTTAACGACAATCAGAGGATTACCACATGATTTCAATCAGTGAAATGAAAGCAAAGGTTAAGGCTCTGGTGGAAGACATCACTGGGCAGAAAGCCTACTTTGACATTGTTCCGAATAACGTTAAAACCGCATCGCTGATAACCCGACAGGCTACCGAGTTCTCCGGCAGAACCGTTGACGGAGATGCCCATGATGTGCGCCATGGCTTTGAGATTTTTATCTTCTCGTTTGTAAGTGCCGACACCTGTGATTCCATTACAGACCGACTGGTGGCTGCCACTGATGGTAAATACTCGGAGGATTTCCGGCTCATCATGGTAAACAGCATAACTCCAACGGAGTACGACCCCGAGGTGGGATTCTGGGGTAATGCGGTAAGTATGGAGTTTGTTGAACGATGATTAAAGCAGACACCTCCGGTGCTGATGTTCTTGCAGAAAAGCTCAAAGGTCTGCCAGCAAAGCTTCAGACCAAAATCAGCCGTGTAATTCTGAAGGAAGCTCTTAAGGAAACCGGAGCCAGAGAAGAACTCACCGCTTACATCAGTACTCACTTTAAAGCACATACCGGCATTTACCGTAAATCAGTATCCGGCATCAAGTCAGCAAGAGTACGTTCAGACCCAAACCGTATTATCTCGTATATACATTTTCTGCCGGTGAGTAAGGTCAAAGGCGGCAAGGAAGGCAAAAAGCCTCACATTCCTCCTAAGACTCTCAATCACTGGCTTAATGCCGGTACCCGTGACCACACTGTCGGCAAGGGCTCAAGTCTTGAAGGCAACAGGGTAATTCAGCAGCTTATTGCAAATAAATATCAGATTGCCATCAACAAGGCTCGGCTCAATCTCGCCTCTGCCACAACGCAGAAACAGCGGGAAAGGTACCAGGCAATGATGGAAAGAAACACCAGAAAGCTTGCTGCGGTTAAGGCCAAAGCTACGAAAAAAGCCAGTCAGCATGGCGGCAAGGTTAAGGGTATATCTGCCCGTCATTTTATTGAAGCGATACAACGCAAGGTAGATCAAAACGTAGTGGCCATTGTGGTTCAGCAGGTTGAAATATCCATGGCCGATTTATTGAAATAGGAGAAAACAGAAATGGCTAAACATACACAGCTTTACGATTACAAGGCAAAGGAGCCGGTACTTCTCGGAGGTACTCATTCCCAGTTCTCAACCGATGATGGAGTTACCTGGCTGCCACTTAAAGGCGCGCAGGAGCTTGGGGATATCGGTGACATTGCTGAATCCGTGGAATGCACCACCATTGATGATGACCGCAAGAGATATTGCGGCGGTCTCAAGGACTCATCCGAAAAGGAACTCACCATCTACTTTTACGATGATGACGCAGACCAGAAAGCTCTTATTGCCGCTGCACAGGCACAGCAGATTGTCCGTATCCGCCATCAGTGGCCGAACGGTACCAGAGCAACCTATGATTTGAAGCTTCTCGGTTATCAGATTATGTCCGGCTCTGCTGACGGCTTTATGCAGCTTAAGGTTTCCGGCAGACAGGCATCTGATGTTGTCTGGTCGAATGCCGATGATGAACAGGCTCAAAGCAATGAAAATGAAGGAGATTAACCATGTCTTATCTTGAACAGATTAAATCGCTGAAATTTAAAGTCAGCAAGGTAACCGTTGACGGTGTGGACTTTTACCTGCGTGAACTTTCGGGCAAGGCTCGTATCGACTTTGAGAACGAGAAGGACTTACAGCTTCGCATTCTCAAGATGATGCATGCGTCTCTCTGCGATGCTGACGGCAACCTCACCGAAAAGCCGGAGGACTTCAATGCCTTTATGGAATCCGTGCCGAACAAGGTGCTGAACGCTTTGGTGAATGCCTTCTCGGCTCTCAACATCACCAGCGAGACCAGCTTAAAAAACTAATCCGGGGCAGTTTTACTTTCAGACTGGCGGTGAGAATTGCCCGGGAAATCCACCGCCCAATCTCTGAAGTTCTGGAATATCCCACCACCGAGTTTAACTACTGGGCGGTGGTTTTTCAGGAAGAATACTACGAGGCGCATCCGCATGAAAGATACAAAAGTGGTATGACTGAATGCGATTGTGCCGGGGAGATTGAGAAGTTTAAGCGAATGATGAATCGAAGATAAATATCGATGACATAAAATGCATATTGGTTTAATACTTTGCGGATAAACGTCAGATAAATGTTGAATAATCCGCGTATAGTCGTTAAATTAGAAGCAGAAAGTAAGGTTTTGACATCAGCACCTTTTAAGTTCAACTGCATATCACGGATCAAAATTCTGCGCTGTGCTAAAATAGTGATGTCATGAAGTTCGGGGAGGTTAAAGTCATGGGTGATATTATAAATCCTGTTGAAGGTAATTCTTTTGTTGATTTGGTTGAAGCCAAAGATACCAGGATATTTGTTGATAAAACAGATTTTATCAGCAAAACAAATACACTCCTTAATACTGATGGAAAATTACTATCTCTGACGCGTCCCCGCAGATTCGGAAAAACTGTCACTGCAGATATGCTTTTGGCTTATTATTCCAAAGGATATGACGGACATAAGATTTTCGATGGCCTAAAAATAACGGACAATGACTATAAAGCCAGTTACGAAACGCATCTCAACAAATACAATGTTATTTATATCGATATGAACTCCATCAGAGATGACTACATCGCTTATACCGAAGATGAAGATCTACAGGTAAAAGGAGTTACCACGATTGTCGATTATCTACAGTACTCAGTAATCGAAGAACTTAAAGAAAATAAAAACTATGCTGAATTACTCAGCAAGAGCAGAAAAGTAGGTAGAAAAAATCTGTCATCAGCATTAAGGGTAATTTGTAACCACACCAAAGAACAATTTATTCTTATTATGGATGAGTGGGATTTGATTTACCGTGATTATCGCAATAATACCCAGTTGCAGGAATCCTTTATTGATTTTTTGAGGGGGTTGCTAAAAGGCAAAAAAGGTCAAGCCAGCTTTGCCCTTGCTTACCTTACCGGTATTCTTCCGATCAAAAAATACAACTCTCAGTCAGCACTTAACGGTTTTGATGAATATAACATGCTTTCTCCTGGAGATTATGCCCCATACTTTGGTTTTACCGAAGATGAGATTACCAAAATTGTAGAATCACCTAACTGTAAAGTGTCACATCAGGATTTAAAGGAATGGTATGAGGGGTATAAAATCAAAGGTGTTGATATTTACAACCCTAATTCCGTGTGCAAAGCAGTCAGCCGGAGTGAATGCATCAGTTACTGGAGCGGAACGTCCTCCAATGAAGAATTTGTGCGTCTCATAAATACTGATTTTAATGGTATCAAGGAAGATATTATCAATTTAATCGAAGGTGAAGAGGTTACTTTCAGCTGTGCCAATTTCCAGAATGACATGGTAACCATAAAAGATAAAAATGATGTATTCAGTCTTCTTGTCTGTCTCGGTTACCTCGGATGCTCCGATACTAAAAATAAATACCGTAAGGTTGCTTATGTTCCGAATGCTGAAATCAAAGCGGTACTGATGGATATTGTCAGAGAGCAGAACTGGTATGAGCGAATGGAAACCATAAAGCGTTCAGAAAATCTGTTTAAAGCCATCATGGAACTTGACGGAACCACGGTAGCTGGAGTTATTCAGGAAATCCATAATTCATCTGCAGTATCTCTTCTCGACTACAATGACGAGGAATCTCTTACTTACTGCGTAATGACCGGACTTTTGTGGTCAACACTTGATGATTACAGCTATCATCGTGAAGATCAGGCAGGTAAGGGCCGTGTTGATCTAGTGTACGAACCTATAACAGGAAAACTGCCTCTAATCCTTATTGAATTTAAATATGACGGTTCTGCTGAAGATGCTATAAGCCAGATTAAATGCCAGGAATATTTCAAACGTTATACAGGACAATATCGGAATATCATTATTGTCGGAATCAATTACAGCACAAAGACCAAGGATCATCAGTGCCTGATTGAAAAACTGGATTAAACACTCCAATCAATACTAATACTTACATTCAAAGGATCTCTAACGAGGTCCTTTTTTCGTTTTTACGGAGATCAAAATGAACGACAGCACCATCAGGCTTTCTGCCGACACGTCTGCTCTGACGGATTCACTCTCCAAAATTGCCGAAGAGATGACGGCCATGAAGGACGCTGTTTCCTCCTCTGCTACAGCTATGGGAGCAAACTTTGATGCATCCGCAAAACAGGCAGAAGATACCAATGCCGCCATTCACGGACTTGATGAGAGCGTTAAGACCGTAACGGATTCGATTGAGGCTCAGACAAAAACCGTAACCGATTTAGGCACCAAGCAGAGCAAGGTCACCAAAGAAATCAGCAAGGCTCTTGAAACTCAGAATTCTCAGCAGAAAGATGCCAATACAACTCTTGCCGAGCAGAAGAAAATCATGCAGGAGCAGGAAGCTGAAATCAAAAAGGTCACCAAAGCCGTGGACAATCAGACCGGAGTTCTGCAGAAAAATGCTTCAGGCTGGAAAATGCTGATGACAGGTTTTGCCATCAAGTTTGCCTCTGAAATCGTGAACGGTTTTAAGAGCATTATTTCTACCGGACTTGAAGCCTCACGCGTTTACGAAGACATGTCCGCAAGGCTGACTCCCCTGGTAGGAGATCTCGAAACTGCCCAGAAAACCTTCTGGAGCCTTAACGGTCTGGAGGATGAAACAGCCACCGCAACCGATAAACTAGCCAAAGCCTTTGTGGACTTAGGCAACAATGGTCTTACCAACTCAAATGAGCAGCTTAAGACCTATGCCACCATTGCACATGGTACAGGGCGAGACATCAACACTTTAACTGATGCGGTTATTGCTTTCTCGCAAGGTTCAACAAAGGCACTCCGGCAGTTTGGCATTACCGCAAAGGACAACGGCGATACCATATCTCTTACCTACAAGGGCTCTACCACCGAGATTGAAAAGAACAGCAAGGCTCTTGATGAGTACCTGAATCAGCTTGCCAGAAACAACTTTGACGGTGTACTGGAAAACAAACTCAACACTGTATCTGCCGCTACCGGGAGGCTTGATAATGCCTGGGGTACTTTCTGCACCAGACTCATGCAGTCAAACGGAGGTTTCGGTGAACTCATCATCATGGGTAATGACTTTCTTGCCAATACCCTGAACGGCATTTCTGAATGGCTGGACGACCCAGCGGTAATTGAGTGGTTTCATAACCTTGCCAAAACGGTACGTGAGACCTTTGAGGGAATACGCACTGCATGGGAAGGTGTGAAGGACTTTTTCAGTGACACCCTTGAGCTTATCGGGATTGAGATGAAGGACGGTACCGGGAGCTGGAAACTCTTCTTTTCAAACTTTTTTCAGTTTGCTCAGATTGGCCTGCTGCAGCTCAGTCAGAAAGTCGGAGAGCTGTGGGATAACACCATCGGTTATCTCAATGCCATAGGTGAAGGTATCGGAACCTCTCTTTCCGGCGGAACATTCTCCGAGGGCTTTGATTTTGCCAGGGAGAGAACTAAAAGAGAGGCAGAGGAAAACGCAAAAATCTATAAGGCCACCATTGAAGGTATCGAAAAGAACATCACCGAGTCTCAGAACCGCATTGCCGCTGAACGTAAACGAATTACCGAGAAATACCGGAATAATCCTGTAGGTGAAGGAACTCAGTCTGATGAAGGCTTGAGAATTGGTGCCAATAAGGATGTCGGCAAAGGCAAGGCTGGCGGTGGAGGAGGCGACGGTTCATCAAAGGCGCTTGAGGCAAAAGACGCATGGACGCCTTACTATGAGCAGATTATTGAACTCGATATCCGCTCTAAGGGAGATCTTGAACAGCTCGAATGGGAGTACGCCAAAAAGCTTTCCTGGTTTAATGCCGTCATTGCCGAAAATGCTCAAATATCCGAAACCGAAAAGAACAATGCACTGCTTATTCTCCAGCAGGACTACCAGCACCAGCGTGCTGAAATCGAAAAATCCGACACAGACTTCATCAACTCTCTCAATCCGGAGGATGAGGAAATTGTGCGTCTTCAGGAAAACTACGGCAGGAAACTTGAGCTGCTGGAGCAGTACCACAATGACAGACTGATTTCCGAGGAAAACTACCTGCAGGCGCATACCGCACTGATGGAGAAATACACCACCGACTCAACTGCTACCAAACAGAAAAAGCAGTCAGAGGATTTGAAGAAGATGATGGAACCTTACGAGAAAATGGCTGATGCCACTATTTCAATCTCCGATGCCTTTAATGATTTGTCCACCAACATGAATGAATCCTCGGGAGCCTACAAGGCATTGTTTGCGGTTCAGAAGAGTTTTGCCGTGGCATCTGCCACCATGGATGCGGTGCAGGCGTGGATTAAGGCTTTGAACGATCCGACAGCAGTCACATGGCCGCAGAAACTTGCCAACTACGCATCAGCCATTGCGACCACTACTGCCGCCATCTCCCAACTCACATCTGTGTCTATGCATGACAAGGGAGGTTTTATCAAACCGGGAGAACTCGGCATCGTGGGCGAATATGGCCCTGAGCTGATTGAGGGACCTGCATCTGTTACATCAAGACGCAAAACTGCTGATTTGGCGCGTTCTGCTTTAACTGCTCAAGAGAGCACCTCGCCTAGTATTGCGAACGTCGTGATCAACCTTTATGAGAGCCAAGATAAAGCCGGCACCGTGGAAACCTCTGAGGACGATGAATCAAGAATCATAGATATTTTTGTATCGGACATCAGACGTGGCGGCGATATGAGTGCTGCAATCCAAAACACATTCAATCTTAAAAGAGTAGGAGCATAAAATTTTATGTTTTTCTTTCCCATTAGTTTACCTAAACCGCAGCAGAACGGGTATGCAAGAAAATATGAACCCAATATGCTGCGCACACAAATGAGTGACGGATATGTGCGTCAAAGGTTAATCAACCAGGGAGCACCAGACAGCGTATCGGTTACCTGGCTCTTTAACTCGGAGGAGTTTTCGGAGTTTTTGGCCTGGTACAAAGGCAACATACGCTCGGGGGCAGACTGGTTCGTCTGCCCTTTGCTTTCTTGCGAGAAAAACGAAGTTGCCTATCAATATTGCAGAATACAAAAAGGACAGTTCACCCAAAGTCTGCTTTTCAGGAATGACGAAACAGCCATGTATAAGATTTCCTGCAACTTGGATGTATCCAATACTGTGGTTGATGACGGTTCTTGGAGCGAGCACTATGGCTCTAAAGGAAATGCAGATGACACATACGGCAAGGTAATGCTGTTTGAAAATGCCAACATTTCCGGAAGATCTTCCTCAATGGAAGAAGATACCGATACAGAAAAAATCTCCGTATCTGCCATATTTCCTGTTGAGGACAAAAACGCTGCAGGCACACTGTCCGCAATCGAAGAAGATGATGAAACTTCTGCTCAGTCATCATTTAAAACTATCGAAATAAATACTGAATATGAGGAGGCATAGCCATGGCGCTAAAGAAAAAAGTCACTTACAGCGCAGCATATAATGCTGAAACAGATGCCATAAACACACCTTTAAATTCCTTGTTGCAGCAGGTTGCATCGTTGATCTTGTCACAAAATCCTGGTCTTTCGGTTCTGGACACCATTACCTATGGCAGTTCGAGAATGGAAGATGCCCCTTTATACAACAACAGACCCGATGCACTGAACGCTGACTGTTTTGCGAATCGCTATTATGAATCCGACGTCATTTTTATCGGCACAGACAAAAACAACGTGTGTCTCTCTATAAATTTCTTTCAGGGAGAACTGGTGGTTGCAATGAACATGACACCGCATATGGAACAGAAGTATGTAGATGCTTGGCAAGATTTAGGTTTAAGCGAACAACTTCCGTTCTACGCAGTAGGTAAAGCGTCGCGCTCGTTTAATTTTAGTGCTGGCTATGTAAATTGGTATTCATACACATTGCCTTACCGAATCGTGGACAACGCAATCAGCATAAGCGTTTTGTATTGGGATACAACATACAGCAGAGGCTATTCTTTCATAAACGGAACAGATCAAAGCGACGGCACCAATTTGGTCATATACACCACCGATGAAGGAAATGGCAAAAAAGGACTTGGTGGGGCAATATGGACCTGGGGAAGGATCAGCTCAAACAAATATTATCAAAGACCATGCATACTGGTCTGGAGTTTTTCAGAAAACTTGTCAAACAACATGGCCAAGTACATTGGTTTGTCTTATTACACCAATTCTCCGTCCGAGGCTGAGCAGGTAATCTGCAACGCTCAATACGACATAAGACAATGGTTCTGTGCGGACAACAATTATTACTACTACTGCATGAACGGGCAGTTCTTTGCTATATGGCACACGCTCGGTGGTTCAACCGGATGTGTTGATGGTAATTACAAACGTGTCAATTCAATGAAACTTTATGATGCCGTCAACAGAGCCTATGAAGAATCGCAAGGGGGAATAGAGCCTGGTTCAACGAACAGTTATTTCGTTTCCGTTTTATGTTCGGCTTATAACTTGCCAAGACTGGATCCTGGACAGGCATACATCAGGCGAATGCGAATACCGGGGTGGAATGCTAATTGTAAGGGGGAGATCTACTTATTGTGGTCTCCCTCTTTAGTTGGAGCAAACTCTGGCGACATCGTCGAGGTTGGAGATAAGAAGTATGCCGTTATCACCGAAGGCGCTCTGTGTTGGGTGACTAGGGCGGATTAAATGGCAATACTTACCTTAAATGAAATTTACGCAAGCGGGGGTAATCTCCCGCTTTATTGTTTGCGCATAACCAACACCGAAATCGGCATCCTGCGTTATGTTTTGGCAAATGAAAATATGATCCTCGGCGGAGAGGAATACCTAGCCTCAGGGTTCACCATTTCACTTCCTGAACGTTCGGACTCGGGGTTTACGGATTTGTCTTTCGGCGTATGCAATGTTTCGGGTGAGGTTTATGGCTATATCAGGCAATTGCAGGAAGGCGTTATACCGAAGTCTACCTACATAACGCTAGAGCAGTTTCATCCCGATTCGCTCGATTTGCTCTACAGCCTGACTCTTACTATGACTGGCGTTCAGTTAGACAACAAAGAAGCGCTGTTTACTGCATCATTTGCGGACATGCTGAACACTGAATTTCCAAAACTTAGATACACCGCAAACAATGCTCCAGGACTTAAATATGTGGCAAGTTAATCTCAACCGTTATCTTTTGGGCCGGCACGTTCGAGGTGGCCGCAGCTTTCCTAATCTTGATTGCTGGGGGCTGGTGTGTGATGTGTATAAATCTATTGGGGCGACATTGCCTGAGTTCGTTGATTTTGAACAATGCACTATGCATAAAGCAGCGAAAAGTTGTATTGCTGAGCATTTATTTTTTGAAGTGGATGAGCCGCAAGACTTTGATGTAATCGCATTTTTCAGAAAAAACCGGCTCTTTCACGTAGGGATTTGTTACCAAAACAAAATCCTTCATACCACCCAAAACAGAAATTGCCGCTATGAGCCGATTTCTAATTTTTTATCCCATTCTGACAATATCTGTGTGAGGTATTACCGATGCAAATTGCTGTATTTTCACGAGAAAACTTAACTAAACCCCTAGAAAGTTTAAGCGTAAACTCTCATGGTTTGACTATCGAAACGCTGCTCATCAAACAGTGCTCTGCCTACAAAACAGAGTTTAATAATTATGTTTCTGCCTATGCAGATTTACACAAGATCGAGCATCAAGATTGGGGGGACTTTGATTTAACCCATACCAAAGAGCTGATGTTCGTCATTGAGCCTGGCGCTTCACTATCAGGTGCTGCTATTGCTGCAATCATTGCGGCGGTCATAGCCGTGGCGTCTACTGCTTTTTCTCTTATTATGATGAACAAGCTGAGCAGTTCAAATACGGGTAACACCAAGACAGGTAGCACAATTTACGACGTAAATGCTCAGGGCAACAAAGTAAAACTTCAGGCGGTTATACCAGAAAATTTTGGTTACTTTAAAAAATTTCCAGATTATCTATGCGACGCCCACTCTTTTTACCGCAACAACAATTATTTTATAGATTTGGTGTTATGCCAGGGACGAGGTTTTTACTCCTACTCAAAAAAGCATGATGATATATACATTGCCAACACTCCGCTGTCTGAACTAAACAACGGCTCTGTGCAAGTAAAAATATATGAGCCAGGCACAGTCATCACCAAAGAAAATTCAATTGAAGATGGTTGTTGGTATGGTTGGTACTCATCAATTGAGGTAACCCGTCAAGGTAAAACCTTAAAAGGTGCGGTTGAGGAAGCTAAAAGCGGAACAGCAACATTGTCGGTATCCTTTGGCTCGCAATCCTTTATTGCTCATAAATACACTCAAACAATCTATGCTTCAGGATCATCGGGTCCATCATACAGAAGTGTTAAAACAAGTTATAACTTACCATGGAAGGCAGGCGCTTATTTTCATATAAGTGGAACGCCAGGCATAAGGTTGGTTTCACTAGGATCAGATAAAGTTTTGGGTGTCATAACTGAGCAAGGTCTGTGTGTTCTATACTTAAAATTAAGCGATAATATTAGTAATTTAAATTACTTAAGAGCAAGAAAGACTGAGAGCGTTGATGGAATTGAAAGCATTGTTGCTGCTGGCGACTTGCTGAGAATAACCCTCAACAGGACATCCACCACAAAATACATCTCCTCTGCGATGGGTTCGCAGGGGCCGTCAACCGAAACAGCGAGTGCCACCAATACATCAAATTTTGATGCGGAAATTTTAGCGTTGGAACAATACACTAACGAAAACAAAGAGCGTTGCATAGCGGTAACTTTAAGTTTGACTGAGGCAGATATTCCAAAATATCCTGACTATCCTACTCCGAGGGGCAAACTTGTAGCGCAATCTCAAAGTGACGAACTTTCTTGCTATCAGCCAATTCCTGCAGACTACCCATACGACTCTGATGATGGTTTGTATCTTTTGGAAAGCAGCGCTGACGGTATTACATACTGCAAGAGATCTTCTGATGATTATGTAGCGATTAAAGATTTTGAGTTTTGGAGTCAAGGCGTAACTAGCACAGACATCACTTTTACATTGGATGAAAACTCCAGCGACAGTGCTGGCAATTTTATTGGTCCCTTCAGAGCTTGCCCTGTTGGTGCTGTTTCTAATAAATTTGAATTAGATTTTTCATTTCCTCAAGGTCTAGGCTATTTAACTGATGATGGTGATTTTGATGAACGCACCATATCCATTCAAATTGACTACCGCTTAGTTGATTCGAATGACGCTTGGCAGACAATCACGCAAACCTGGACCAACAACACTAACGACGAACTGGCTTACACCATTCCTATAGACGTTCCTGTTTCTGGAAATTATGAATTTCGTTGCAAAAATCTAACACCCGATGAAGATTCCACCCGAGTCCTTCGAGAATGCAAATGGATCGGTCTTAAAAGCTGCATAACCACTCAAAACAAATATGACGACATGACCGTGATTATTTGCAGATTCAAAGGCACTGAAACTTTGTCTGAGTTATCTGAAAATCAAATATGGACTTTGTGGACGCGAAAACTGCCAACCCTTGATTGTAAAAATGCTGATTTAAATGATGGCAATAAGATGGTGGCAACGCGTGATCTCGCACCAGTGGTTAAATACATCTGCGACAACTCAAAATACAAGGGGATCATAAACACCACTTCCCTCAAGCAATTTGATGCTTATTGGAAAGCCAAAGGTTTGTATTTAGACGGAACGCTTGATGATGACAATACTCTGCTGGAGGCTTTAAAGGATGTTCTGAAGGCCGGTTTTTCAAGTTTAACCGTTCACGAAAACAAACTCAGTTTTTGCAGACTCCACAAACTTGAAAACAACGAGCCTTTAACTCAAATATTTACACCACAGAATTTAACCTCATCGCCCAAAGCAACCATTACGTTAAGACGCGATGATTCCGTCGATGAGATTGTGGTTGAATACATAGATCCCGCAACCTACAAAACAGCAACACGTTACGTTCACCTTGATGATCTCGCCAAAGCTGTTGTTACCCTCTATCCTACTAGTAATAACCAAGAAACCTTAAATGCCTTCGGTGTGGTTCAAGAAAGGGTGGCTGTTGCTATGGGATTAAGGCGACTCAGATATCTGATTTACACTAATACCAAGTATGAGATTAAAACAGAACTCGACGGTCTGAATTGTCAGTTCAACGACATCGTTGGTTTGGTGCTCGACCATAATCTTAGCAATATCACAGGCAGAATTTTAGGTGTCGAAAATGATGTTATAGAGGTGGATAGAGAAATTCCCGCAGCCAAAGACTACGGAATAATTTACATCAGAAAGCTTGACGGTTCGATGCGCCAAACAGAATACACCAGAATCGACAGCCGTCATTTGCAGTTATCCCAGAATTTGCCTTTCCCCTGGAATGAAGAATACGGAAGTTCTCTTGAATATCCTTTCTTTGCCATAGGCGAACTTATCAAATGCTGGGTTACCGACGTCAAACCCAACAACAAATCATGCTCTTTGGAATTGGTGAATTATGACGAGCGCGTATTTGTTGATGATTTATAGGAGACAAGAATGAAAATAATCGCTTTTTGCGTTTTAGACGAAAGCTATATAGATCCCGCAATTGTGGCATTAAGGAGTTTCTGCCAATGGAACAGCGGAATCGAAGTCCTATGTTATGCAGAAAAAGGAGCAAATTACTCAAGGCTGCGTCAAGCACTTGATGGATATCTTGTAACCATCAAAGAGGTTGCTTTTCCAAAGGAGGAGATTTTTGACAAAGCAGGTGGCAAATATCTGTTAATACCTAATAGCGCAATGCCAGCAATCTCGCAAAGACTTATCTGCCTTGATGAATTGAAGGAAAAATACGACTTAATCATCAATTTTGATTTGGACACTCTGTTCTGCAATTCAATCAAAAATGCCCTAGTAGGTGCCGACGCAAACCATATTTATGGCGTGGATGAAAAAGAAAACCGCGACAGATGGATAAACAACTTCGGACTGAATGAATGGATACCAAGTGGCAGATATTTCAATACCGGATTTGTCATTTATGGCTGTGAAGTTTTAAAGAAGTTCTCCTTATACAAAACTTACTTGAAAGCCATGAAAGAAACCCCCGAACGCTTTAACTGCCCGGAGCAGGATTTCTTGAATTACTTTTTGCACGAGCATTTGGTTTTGCTCAAGCCTTGCTACAACTTGATGTTTACCGACAGACTTTATTCTCGGACATCGCCTTTCTACAAATCAACCAGGAGATAGCAGCCATCTTGAAACTTTCAGAGATTGGCAACGTGGATTGGAAGAAGATGCTGGATG